AGAAATCTACGAAGATATTAAAAATCTTCTCAAAAACATTTATGAATTTGTACAAAAAGGTCAATACTTCACGACAGGTGAGGGTGCGTTGACGGAAGAGGAAATGAAAAACTTCAACAATGTTTTTGATGAAATCTTTAAACTCGAAAACAAAACCGTAAAAGAACGCGTATTTGCAAAAGTGCTTGCGCTTGACGAAAAAGAAGAAGAAATCAGAAACAGGCAAGAACAAGAACTTGCGGAAATATGGGAAATTCACAATCAGAAGAAAGAAAAACTCAGACAAGAAAAAACAGCGAGCGAGAATGAGAAATCTATTCAAGATATTCGTCAAGATGCAATCAAATACGCTGGCAAAAAAGAAAATGCAAAATGGAAAGAATATAACGAAGACAGAAAAAATGTTGCTTATTCAATCCTCTCCGCCGCAACCGATATGTCTGTGGCTGAAATTAAACGCAAATTGCATTCACGCTACAAGAAAACTCGTGAAGATATTGAATTAAAACTCCGCGAAGTCGGCGACAAACTCGCTGCATCGGGGTTGTTTGAAGATGCAAAAGTAAAAGAATACTTCGGCTCGATTGATTTTAGCGAAGTCGGTGCAAGCCAGCAACTCGCAGATATGGCTCGTGATGCAATCGAAAATGATGTCAATCTTGACAGCCCTTTAAATCAAGATATCAATCGTGTTCTTAACCAGTTTGAATATTTAAAAAAGAAAGCGGAAAAAACAAAAGGACATCAAAACACGCTCATATTAGAAGCAATGTTCGATATGCTCTCTGATGTGACGAATATGTCCTCTATGCCGTCAATGTTCGTCGAAGATTTGGGCAAAACGGTTATGAGCTTTGCGGAAAAAAATGAAGAAACTCTCGACCGCCGAACAAAAAGAGCAGGAAACAAGGATGTATTCAGAAGATACATTCTGAAAAAACTCAAAGACGTTAAATTGTACAGCAAAGAAGACAAGCGTGCCGTAAGACTGTCAACTGCCCACGCGTTGTATGCGCAGGTTGCAACTGCGACAAACGCGAGCACGACGGAAAGACTTCTGCGCAAAATCAATAATGCAATGATTGAAGATATCGAAATGCGCAAAAAATCAATCATCGCAAAAGAAATCGCTCGTCAGTTGCGCGTAAATTCCAAAATCATTACGACTAAAACACGAGTTCAAAGAGGGCTTTACGATTGGAAAACAAATTCAACGTGGCTCGATATGGCTAAGTTCAACAAGATGAATATGTCTGAACTCTCCGCTGAACTCGAAAATGTCATTACCCCCGAAATTAAGGCTCTATATAACCTCGATGACGGTCTGAAAGAAATGACGGCAGCAAAAGAAAATTCCTCTACCGTCGACTTTTCCTTCGAAAGTAAAATGAAGAAAAAATTTATCGAATACAAACTCTCGGGTAAGCTCGAAAACGCTAACTCCGCTCTCATGCTCGATTTGCTCTCTGATATTATTGAATTTAAAAATAAAGCAAGAAAAGCAAAATCAGAAAAAGAACTTCACGATATGCTTCAACGCTACGATTTTAGAAATAATCTCGCTGAAAAAATCTTGAATGTTTCGGATAATCAAAAAAAACTTATAAAATATTTCTTCGACAATAACTCCCTCTTGAACTGGAACTCTATTCTTCGAGTATGTTTCGGTGAAGATGCGGTTCAAAAATATTCTATCGATAACGAAGAATCCGACAAAATTATCTACGAAAATAAAATACTTTCTAATTTCTACAACAAAGCGTTAAAATGCTACCACTTATCAAAAACAAAAGGTCTTAAAAAATATCTCTGTGACCCGAATGGTATCGCTCAACTTCAAAAATTGTTTAGAGATTACGAAAAAGAAAATTATGTAACTAATGAAACAATTTACGATTTTAAAACAAAAGAACCACAATTTGATATAAAGAAACTTAATCGTGCACAAATTATAACTATGTTTACTTGGTATCAAAACGATTTGCTTCGTAAACGTCTGATAAATCAGTTTGGTGGGAAATGTGCCGATGAAAAAGAACTTGAAAAATTGTTTGACTATCTATCTGAGGAGGATAAACAATTTGCTTTCCTTCTAATTCAAACTTGTGATGAGATGTATGATGATGTCAATGAAGTTATGATTCGCTCTCAAGGGCTTTCCTTAGAAAAAAATGAAAATTACTTCCCCTCTGTCGTCCGCCGTCACGGTGATTCTGTTGATAATGTTTCCTTAATTAATTGCCGTATCGGTCAGCCGTCCGCTACTAAAAAACGGGTAAAATCGCAACTCATCGCAATGAAACCGACAAATCCGCTCTCTATCCTATCTCGCCACATCGATATGATGTCCTCGTATGTTTGCGTTTCCGAAAAAGCAGCGTTTGTGTCTGAAATATTCGGTTCTCCCGATTTGCAACGGGCTTTCGAAAATGCTTTTGATGAGCAATATTCTGAATTGAAAAAATTAATCGGTCTTGATGATAAAGCACACTCAGTGTCCGTTACTCCCATCGATATCAGTATTTCTCAAATTCCTGACTTTAAAACAGTCCCGGAACTGAAAAAATGGATTTGTGAAAATGTCAATTTAATCGGGAATGTGAAAATTAAGTCTAACGGAAGAAATGTTCAATTCTCAAAAACAAATATCGGTCGGTCGTTAAAAGGTACACAACGAAGTGAACCTCAAAAGGTTTCTTATCAAATATTAAAACAACTCGTTGAAAATTCCATATACGGACGTAAAAAAGATGTCGATGAAAGACATTCAAAAAGAAATAACGGACAAGAACTCTACTACAATGCATTTACATACAAAGGAAAAACGTTCGGTGTCGAGATAAGTGTCGATATTCCGAAACGAAAAGAAACACCTAATACTTATGCAGGTCATAAAGTAAAAATAATAGAAACGATACCCGCTGCAACTAAAGTTGGCTCAAAAGAGTTGACCTTTAACAGTCCGAGTATCGCCTCTATCAGTATATCAGATATTTTTAGGCTTTTCAATCCTACGGCTAAAATAAAACTCAAAAAGAATAAGACTACTGACGGTAAGCAAATTTGGGATTACCTCTCGGGACAAGTCGCCGCTTCAACATTCTTTAAATATTCTCAGTCAGTTAGAACAATGACCGAAAAAAGTAAAAAATGGGTCAACAACTGGATTGTCTCCTCTATCGCTCTTTCCCCTAAAATCGCTTTTGGTCAATTACTCTCTTGCATTAACTATGCCGACGGTAAAGATATATCTTTCCTCGATTGGACTAAGGGGTTCGTTCATTGTATGGCTCACCCGAAAGAAACAATCGAATTTATGAAACAAGATGAGTTTCTTCAGGCTCGTTTTAAAGGTAATCTCCAAAATGAAACAATGCAGTCAATTCTCTCTGAATATGACAAATGGAACAACGTTAAAACGTTCTTTACCGCAAATATTAGAATTGGTGATATGTTCGCAATTATGTTCGGCGGTAAGCCCTACATCGACCATTTGATGAAACAAGGTGTTTCTAAAGAAGAGGCATTCAGACGTTTTAGAAGAAAAACAAACGAGTCGCAGCAATCAACGCTTCCGTCAACCCTTTCTAATTTTCAAAGAACTTCTCAAAATAATGCTAAATCTGCTCTGCTCCTCGCTTTCACCAACACTCCTCATCAATATGAAAGAAAAGTTATTGAAAGTATTGCTGAATTATGTCGTGGGCAAAATGAAAAAACTGCGATGAAAAACTTGGTTCTTTATCGGTTTATCTCTCCGCTTTTATTTGAATTTTTCCTTCAAGACCTGGGCTTTTGGTTAGTTCTTGGGGCTATTGGCGGTGACGACGACAAAGGCAAAATCGCTCTCATTTCCGCTCTTAATGCTCTGATGTTAGGCAATTATGGGGCTTATGCTCTCAAAGGTGTTCTGGCGGCTGGTGTTGTCAATTTCGCTTGCAACATGATGTCAAGCAAAAGAATGCCGTTTACGACTTCATCAATTCCTCTCGTTTCTGACATTGAAAGAAATATCTATACTTTGATGAACGATGTTAAAAAAGGTGATTTGAAAACTGAACACTTAATTTCTTCTTTGGCTCTCCTTGGCGGTAATGCGACGGGTGTGCCGTTTAACAAAATGATTAATATGGCTACTGGTCTCGCAGATGCGTTGATTGAGGGCGATTTTGCTATCGGGCTGCACGAGTTTCTCGGTTGGGGCAGAGGAGTTACGCGAGAAGCGTTTGAATAAAAAGAAAGGAAAAAAGAATGATACCAAAAACAAAATTGGCATATAATATATGGCAAGGTAACAACAGTTCAACTACGTTTGACTTCGATTTTATAATCGACAAGCCCACCGATTTAATTGCGGTTATTTGGGATATGACCGCTGACACCCGAGAGGTGCTTGAATATGAAACCGATTACACAATTGCCGAGTTTTCAAACGTAAACGGAAGTTCTATAACATACCCGATAGCGGATGATGCGGAAAAATTACAAGAAAACGAAAAAATAATACTCCTTTCTGCTCGCGATGTTCAGCAGGGTTGGGATTTCTATTCGTCCGAAAAATTTAATCCGCAAAGATATGAAGATGCGATTGATTATATCGTTACAATCCAAAAGCAATTTGAAAGGGATATTAACCGCTCGCTCAAAGTTCCTCTCGGGCTTGACACAACACCCGAAGAATATCTCGAAAATATTGAAACAAAAATCGAAAATCTTGAAAAAGAAGTCACCGCAATTAAGTCGGAAATAAAAATTATTAACGGCAAAATCGTCAAGATTGATTCTCGCCTTACCGTTGCCGAAGGCAAAATCGTCGCTATGGACGGTCGTCTTACCGTCGTCGAAGAAAAGACAGAGGCACTTAGCAACAAACTCAATGCGGTTTCAAACAAACAAAATGAAATTGAACAAAGAGTTATTAAAAACGAAAAAGAACAAAACGCATTAAAACAACGCGTTTCAAACAACGAAAGCAAGTGCGAGGCTCTCGATGTAAGAGTTACGAAAAACGAAAAAGATATTTCGGACTTGAAAGCGGGCGGCGGCGGTCAATCTCCGACAGGCGGCGGAACAATGTATGTCTGTTACGCGGTAAATAAAGCAAAGTGTCAAGAGGGTTCAAGTCTTGTCGATTACGTTGCAAATAAACAAGCCATAGACAACGGAGAGTTGCCGTCAACCGTTACTTATGCCGTCGGCGGTGAAAATCCGAATTTGGTTGTCACGACTGCAAAAGGTAAAACGATTACAATTTCGTCAATCCCCGATTTGGACGTTTCGACAATCGCAGCGCTTGAAGGCGGCGGAGTCGGAGTGTGGACGAGATGTGTCGATTCGGACGGGTTGTTCAAACTGGTCCACCATTCAAATTTTGTGTATTCTAACGCAAATGCGGATTTTAGAACTCAATACACGCTTGAAAATTTCCCGAACGGAATAATTGTTCAGTACACGGGGGTTGACCCGTTTGAAACGTGGGAACTTGACGGAGAGGGCAATTGGTCTGAATTTAACGCGGTTCCTTTGGAAACTTTTGAAATCGTTGAAAAAGAAGACGGCTCTTACGGTGTTTCTGTTCTTTTCTTCCAATTGCCGAATATTGGAGTCAACTTGTTTAATTTCAATCAAAATGCAGCGGTCTATGGTATTTTAACAATGTATAATTTACCATTGGTTGAAATAAATACAAATACAACACTCAGCTCAATTTTAACGCAACAAACAAACAATACTTTTAAACTTGATTGTCGCAAAAATCTCGGCGATAATTATGCGGTTGAAGATTTTCCGTATGGATTGAAAGAAAAATTAAACATTGAGCTTGAATTAAATTCTTCAGAACTTGAAGATATTTATGTTTCTGCAAATACAGATGCTTTGTCTTGTTATACAGAAAATGGTGTTTCCGTATATTTTCAAAATATTGGAAAGACAACAAATGGTAAACTTTATACTTCTTTTGAAATTCCAATGCTTGAACCTGTAATGTACCTGAAGTTTGAAAAATTAGGTGTGGCAAGTGATGTAAGTATTGATAAATTAAAAATTGAAGTTTTAGGTTATCAAGAAACTCGCATCGAAAGCGGCAGCGTTAAAGTCGTTGAGGAAGAAGACCCGTATGAGGGAACGTCAATTTTTAAGGCAAAAGTTGAAACAACAACGCAAAACGGCGAATTTGAAATTCCGCTTGAATATATTGCAGGGCTGAATGTTGTGATTGATTGGGGTGACGAAACGGAAGATGCTTTCAGCGACGGATGCATAAAAAATGAGCAGAGTATATCAAAAGTCAGCCATACTTACGAGAGCGCTGGAACGTACGAAATTTCAATCACAACAAATAAAACGTATATATCAGCAAAGAGTGTTCTCGGATATTTTGAAGAAGATGAAATTTTCAAATTGAACGGTTTTTCTTCAAGCGTTCTTAAATACAAGGAAATATTAACACCTGCACCAATTCTGTATAGTAATGGGAACCCTGTGACATATTGCGGTATGAGGGGTGATTGCAAATATCCCGCTGATTTCTTTGCAAATAATTCTCAGATTGAAAATTTATACTTTGCAACAAGCAATGATACACCTTTGTTGGATGTTTCTAATTTATTGAATATCACAGGGCTTTATATCAGCACTCATAGTTCTGCTTGCGGGGGCTTGCCCAAAACGATAATTGATGCTAATCAATCTAGTTTGCAAAGTGTAGCGGGTGCTTGTGTATATTCTGACATTAAAGATGCTCTGCCGTCAATGCTCTGTCTGCAAAGATTAAGGGTTTCGGGGTTTGAGGTTGAAGAAATTACAGATACACTTTTTGCAAATAATTCACAACTTAGAGAGTTGTACATAGTGCTTCCAGCGGGGTTAACGGGTGAGCTGCCAAACTTTATATCTCAAAACTCGTTACTGGAGTCTATCAGTTTCGCTGCTTCGCGTTTCAACGGCATTCCTGCTGATTATTTCGCAAACGCTTCAATGCTCAAAAAAGTTAGCGGTCTCGGCTCGTTAGTGTCTATTCCTTCCGGATTATTCAGTAATAATCCGAATTTGGAGTCTGTTTCATTCTCTAAAAGCAGCGACGGAGTAGGTGGTTTTTCAAGCATACCTCAAGGTTTGTTTGCAAATAATCCAATGTTGAAATATGTTACTTTTTCGGGACAAACAAGTTTGGGAACAGTTCCCGCCGATTTGTTTGATATCCCCAATAGGAGTCAGCCGATTGATTTCTCTATTGTTTTTAAGGGCTGCTCTGCGGCAGATTTGCCCGCAGGCTTATTCTCTAATCCGTTAGACACGCAATTTTCGCAAGCGCTTTATGGTTGTGGTCAGTCGGGAAGTATATCAAAAGATATTTTTGGAACGGACAAAACCACCCGTTTTATAAACAATTCCTCTGTGAATTTTGGCAGATGCTTTGTTGATGCGGGCAAGATGAACTCTCTTTATTATCAGGATGCGCCCGATTTGTGGAATTATTCGTTTGAGGGTACGTCTATTGTTGTAAAAAGTGATTGTTTTGACGAAACCCCTCGTTTTAGTAACGCATCGGAAATTCCCGCCGAATGGAAGTAGAAAGGATTTGAAATGAAAAAAATTAACATACAATATCGTGTAATTTTGGATGAAAACAATTATGTTATCGGGGTCGGGCTTAACCCGTCCGCAAACTCTTTCCCCGTTCAAAAAGCCGTTTTCGACACAATCAGACAATGCCCCGACCGCGTGTATAAATATTGCGCGGGGTCTTTGATTAGAGATGTTCAAAAAGAAATCGAAAAACAAAATGCCAAAAAACAAAAAGAAGCAGAGCGAAAAGCAAAACTCCATATAACAAAGTATGATTTTTACCAATATGTTTGCAAACCGCATGGAATTTCTTATGCGCTATTGACGGATTTTGTCAATTCTTCCGATGAAATCAAAGCGGCTTTTGAACTTTGCAATCACATATACCGAGGTAACACGGTTTTTGTCAACGCGATTAAAAAGTTTGCTCCGTCGATCACGGACGAGCAACTTGATTTAATTTTTGAACAATATTCTGCAAAGGAGTAAAAAATGGCAACATATACAAAACATTCTATTTTTATAAAAGCGCTGCATCGGCTGGGCATAACAAACTATGCGGATTTTGAAAATCCGCAAGATGTTAAGTATGCGGTTTTGGACGAAGAATATCCGAACGCAATCGAAATTCTTCTTGCTACGTGCGATTGGAATTTCGCGCGCTGTGACAAAACATTAACCTGTGTTCGCGCCGAAAACGGAAGTTATTATTTTGACATACCCAATGATTGTATAAAAGTCAGAGAAATACTTAGCGTAAATGACGGAGTTCGCCTAAAATTTAAACCAATGGGTAAAAACATTGTTACATCCGAAAGTTGCGTGCAAGCGGTTTATACAAGAAGAGTAACGGACGAAAACGACTTTTCACCCGAATTTGTTAAAACTCTTTCTTATTCGTTGGCGGCAGCGGTGGCGCTCGCCCTTACAAAAAGTGAGCAAATGTTAAAACTTATGGTCGCAATGTGTGATGATTGCGTGAAAAAATATCAAGCGATTGATGCAAACGAAAGTTACGACCCGATTGAATATGCCGAATATTATGAGGAAAGATAGATGCCGACAGTTAACGTAACACAAAATAATTTTAATTCGGGAGAATTGTCGAGTTCTCTGTGGGCAGCAAATGACCTGCAAAAATACGGAAATGCCGTCAAGGTCGCCAAAAATGCTCTCGTCGGCAAAACGAGAGAGATTATGAACAGAGGCGGTTTGGAATTTTGCGCCGAAGTCTACAAGGAAAATAGCGACATCAGGCTTTTGCCGTTCAAATTTAATTCCGAACAGGCATACATTGTTGAAGCGGGCGACAAATACTTCCGATTTCTGAAAGAGGGCGGTTTGCTGAGCAAGGATAAGGTTGTACAGGAGTACAGACTTTATTTGCAGACCGTACAGTCAAACAATAAGTACGGCGAATACACAATAAATTCTACGACGTACGTAAGTGACCTTTTCCCCGAAAAGATTTACACGTCGGGTACGGCATTTTATAAGGATAGTCTGCATACACAGAGAATAGATTTGCCAGAAAATGTTGAGTTTGAATTTATCCCGATTAAAAAACTTGTACCGAGCGAGTCGCTCTTTACTAAAAAAACAGTAGGATATAAGTTGCAATTTAGCATTTATGCAACGAATGTGCAAGTTGTTTTAAATACACCGTATAAAGCAAAAGATTTGCCGAAACTTAAATATGCACAAACGGGCGACGTAATGACACTTACGAATATTAATAATTATCAAGCGTACGAGTTGATTAGACAGTCCGACTTGAACTGGAAACTGGATGCGGTTGTTACAAGCGCAAGTATCTCGGCGCCTACAAATTTGGCGGGTAAGTGGGACGGCGACAACGAAAATCCGCGAAAATATCAATATAAGGTTACGGCTATTGACAGCGATTACAATGAGTCTCTGCCCTCTGCCGCTTGCGAAGTTCAGGCGGTATATGAAGCCAGTTGGGAAGCGGGCAAAAAGATAACTCTTACGTGGACTGTCGTAAGCGGTGCGACTGCATATAGCGTGTACCGTTGTGTCAACGGTGTTTACGGATTTATCGGTGAAGCGACAAGCGCTACGTTTATCGACGACAGAATTGAACCCGATATGACAAAAACTCCGCCGATTAAGAAAAATCTATATTCGGAAAACGGTTATCCGGGGGTGGTTGCTAACTATCTGCAAAGAAGAATTTTCGCAAACTTCCCCGATTATCCGCAGCGGTTTGTTGCTTCGCAAGTAGCGAATATGTACAACTTTAATATTTCGCGCCCGCTGATTGCGAGTGATGCCATAACGGTTGATTTGTGCGAAATCGAAATTAACGAAATCAGACATTTGATTCCGCTGAATAATCTTGTTATTCTGACAAGCGGTGCCGAATGGGCGGCAAAAGGGGCGGACGGCAGTTTTGCGGCTAATCCAGCGCCAATATGCCTGCCGCAGTCGTATCACGGTTCGTCTGATTTGATGCCGATAATTTCGGGAAATATGGTTTTGTTCGTAACTGCAACGCGAGATACTATCCGCGATTTGGGTTATTCTTATCTGTCTGAAAGTTACGACGGTGACAAATTAACGGAGTTCGTGGGTCATTTTTTTGAAGACGACAAAATAAAAGAGTGGGCATTTCAAAAAACGGCAGACACGGTGTGGTGTGTAACGGATAAAGGACGTCTTCTCAGTCTTCTTTATGACAAAAAACAAGAAATCTGCGGTTGGACTCAGCACGATACCGACGGCAAGTTTTTGAGCGTTGCCTGTGTTCGGGAAAACTTAACCGACGTTGTTTATTTCGTTGTGGAACGTGAAATTTGCGGAGAAAAGAAAAAATATATCGAAAGATTGAAAGACCGTAAATTCACAAAAACATCCGAGTCGTTTTTCGTTGATTGCGGTTTACATAAAGATTTTGACGAGCCTGTGACGACGATAAGCGGGCTTGAACATCTCGAAGGCAAAGAAGTAGTTGCGCTCGCAGACGGGGGCGCTATCGACAAGCTGACGGTCTCTGACGGAACAATTACGCTTCCTTATCCCGCGCAAAGTGTTACGGTCGGATTGCCGTACACATTCCGTGTTGAATTGTTGCCGCTTGACACGGCTGAAACGGCTGGAAAGTTGAAACAGGTTGTCGGGGCAAATATTAAAATTAGAAATTCGCGTGAGGATTTCTTTGTTATTTCCGAAAATTCAAAGAGGTTGCAGTTACCGCGCTCGTACGAAAGCATTAACGATGCCGAATATCTTAAAACAGGTTCAGTTAGTTGTGAAATTTTCTCTGACGGAAAAACTGAAACGACGTTCATTGTTGAGCAAAGTTTGCCGTTGCCTTTGTGCATTTCGGCAATTACGCAGAAAGTTGCGGTATCGGATGATTAAACACGCAAAATCCCGAAGAAAAATAAAATATATTTTAAACAATTTGCGGTCAGACGATTTGGAAGAAATGAAAAAATGTATCGGTGATAACTGGTTTTCCGTTGTGCTGAAAAGCATTATGCGCTCCGAAGTCAACATCGGGGTTTCCAAAACAAGCGGCAAGCCTGTTCTTTGCTACGGCGCGTTTGAAGATGAAAACCGTTCGGCGCGAGTGTTTTTGCTTGCTACAAGTGAGATTGATAATAAAAAAATATCGCTTTTGCGAAATGCAAAAAAAGAAATTGCGGAAATCGAAAAAAAATATACTCTTTTGTATAACTTTATTTCGACGGGCAATTCAAAAATGCATAAACTGCTTAAGTTGCTGGGTTTTGTCGTGACGGATATTTCGCCGATTGCGGGAGTGAAATTTTTTTACAAACAAATATTGAAAGGCGGTGTCGGATGCGAGAAGAAACAATGCGAATAATACGATTAAGAAATGCCGAGAGGCATTTGATTCTTTCGGGGGCGGATATAAAAGTTCAGAGAGCGAATGAGATTGTCGGCTTCGGACACGAAGAGGCGAAAAAATTTGAGTGGAATATTGTTCCTCGGTTAAGAGGATTTTTAGCAAAATTTAAAATTCGATTTTAAGCATAGAAAGGATTTTGTATGTCAGAAAAGAAAAAGCGCGTCGTGGATATATTCGACGACGGCAGAGAAGCGTTTGAGGATTTTCTTGCGGACAGGATTTTGTCGAGGTTGGACGGCAATGAAAAACTTGATGCAGTCAAAAAACGTGCGATTGTTGCAGCGTTCGATTTTATCGCAATGCGCACGGCAATGGGGCAACTCATCAGCGAAGATATGAAATACGGAATTGCCGACGAGGTTGTGAAGCAACTCGCAAAGCCGAACAGTTGGCTCAGAAAACAACTTAAAAAGAAAAATAAAAAATGGATTGAAAGACATAGAAATGAGGTTGAGCACGATGAATAAAGGTCGTTGGATAACCGCGCATTCAAGGTTGGAACAGGTCGATTCTGACCTTTATCAATTGCTTGATAACGAATTGTATGAAGATTTTGACGGAAAATTGTATCTGGCGCCGCGCGGTTTGGTCACGGATAATTTCTCTCGCCCGTTCGGAAACAAGCAGAAATATGATGTCCGCCCTGCGCACATTCACGATATCGGTTGCAGATATAAACAGTTGATTTTGGTTGATTGTTTGGTTGATACTCTGCGTGCTGGCGGGTATCTTCAACGTCGCAAGAACAAAATAATCCTTGAAGATGTGCCGAAATATTATCTGAAAATAAAAGATGTCGGCAAGTATGAGGTCGATAATCTTTTTGCGCGAATGTGCGAGGCTGCCAATATGCCGCGAGGGGCAATATGGCTTTACCGCTGCGGGGTATTCTGCAATGTCGGTTGGCTTTGGAGCGGTAAGGTGAAAATTAAAAAAGAAAATATTTATACGAATTTATAAGGGGTGGAAAATGCCGAATTGGGAACTGGTAGGCGGTATCGTCGCGATTATAACGTTGATTGTTCTTCTTGTGACGAATATCGTTGTTGTGGTTCGTTCTATTACGAAAAACGAAGATAAACTCTCTTTTCTGAAAGAGGAGTTTGAAAAATTCAAAAAAGAAATAATTCAGCGGATAGACGAAAATCACGAAAGCGAAAAAGAACAGATTGAAAGGCTTGAAAGAAAGCAAGACAGACATAACGGTATGTACGAAAATACCATTAAGGCGCTTGAGAGCGCTAAATCTGCTCATCATAGAATAGACGAAATGAAAGGACAGGGTCGTGTCGAATATTTGTAGAATTATTATTCATTGGACAGGCGGGGTCTTGACCCCGAATTTAATGGAGAAAGACCATTATCATTATTTGGTGGGATTTAAAAACGGGAAGCCTTATGTGGAGCGTGGTCGCTATCGGGTTGAGGACAATTTGAACTGCGCAAGCGGAAGATACGCGCAGCATTGCGGCGGTGGAAATACCGGTGCGGTCGGAATTGCTGTTTGCGGAATGCTGAAAGCAACGAGGGCGGATAGCGGGGCTTATCCTTTTAATGAACAGCAATACGACAAGATGTGCAGACTTGTTGCCGAGGTCGCAAGGAAATATAAAATACCGATAGATTCTGAACACGTGATGACACACTATGAATTTGGACGAAAGTATCCGAAAACATCCAGCGCGGGAAAACCCGATATATCGTGGTTGCCGTTTGATAAAACAAAGCCGGCGAATAAAATAGGTGACGATATTCGCCAAAGGGCGCGAAATTGGTATGCGTTTTTGTATTAATAGATTGATAGCGTGTTGTATAATTGTTGATATAAGAGGGGGATAGAAACTGACGGTGGCTTCGGTGTTAGAGGATATATTGTCGCTTATGTTGTGTGTTGCCTATCCATAACTCATTTTTACTAACTTTTATTTGTTTTCCAATGTCTTTTTTTTGAAAAAATTGTTTGAACCCTGCAAATTTTTCTTGACGAGTTATTTTATATATGTAAATTTGTTACACATTGTAAAATTTAAAAACTATGCAGTTTAATAATTGAACAAATATGGTTACAACTACTATGTAGGATTATTTGTAAAAGTAAATATGTTTATGAATTTTGAACAATGACAAGGAGGTGTCTAATGGTATATATTTAAGAGTTTTTAGTCTTGATTATCAAAAATAAACATTTGAATTAGGTAAATTTGAACAACGATTGGAAAAGTACAAGAAGTAATTATTGAAAGGAAAATGAAATGGATTTCAAAAAATATATTCATGAAAGAGATGAACTACTTGGATTATTTAGACGAATAGATGAGGAATATAATAATTGGACAGAAGAACAAGATAGAGGGATAACTGTGTCTCTTGATGAATTTTATCAAAAACGAGGATTTATCGACTTTGAAGATTTTTCAATAACAATGTTAATGTATAATATAGTGAATGACATAAATATGAATATGACAGATGAAACAGAACAAGAAAAATTAAGTAAAGAGCAGATAGAAACTATACGATACCAAAGATTAAATACAAAAATAAATCAATATTATGAAGACATAAGAATCTGTTTGAATTCACGCAACTAACTTCAAGTCGCAAATGAGTTCAGGTGTGATTATTTTGTCAAATTAAACTTTAACCGATTAATTTGTTAGATGTTCACAAAATGTTCACAAAATATATTAAATCTGTAAAACAGATAAAAATAGAATGCCCGAAAATAGGCATTCTATGAAGTCTATGAAATGAAAATAACAGATTAAAAAGTCGGGAATAAATTTTGCACGCAGGATGTCAGGAGTTCGAATCTCCTATCCTCCACCATTTATTAAAGAGGCAATTTCGACGATAGGTTGAAACGCCTCTTTTATTATTATAGTTAAGTTTTCGCCGTCATATAATAAGTTCGAACATGCAAGTTTTATCAATTCTCGCTTTGTTTCGATGTTGCCGTTCAAATACAGTAATGGAGCCTTTTTGAAAAGTTCGAGCGTTTTTCGAGAAAATTCAAGAATATCAATCGTTGAATTATTCAAATTTGTTAATTGAGCATTTAACGAATCGATTTCGTCTTGGAACTCGCCGCGTTTTTTGTTATAAAAAGTTTCTTCCAATTCCCCGTCGAGGAACATATCAAACATTTTGTTTAATCTTGCGTTTATGAGATTGATTCTTTTTTGTACTTCTTGAATACGGTCCGCGTTTATTTCGGTTTGTCTTTTAACTTGTTCTCGGACTTGCTCTTGAACAATCTCCATTCCCTCGTCGGAAAGTTGCAAACGTTTTAACACATTCAAAAATATTTCCTCGGCGTGTTTTTCTTTTAAATAAGTTCTTCTCTTACAGTCTCCGCCGCGGCGTCCCGTACAATGGTAATAAATATATTTCTTTTTCTTGATTTCGCCTACAAGCGAGCAGCCGCAAACCGCACATTTTATTAACCCCGTAAATAAAAAATTTAATTTGTTGTCTCTACAAGTTGACGTTTTTTCTTTGATTATTTTTTGACAAAGATAATACAACTCGGGAGAAATAATCGGTTCATGTTTTCCGATGTATCTTTTACCATTCCAAATAAACTCCCCCATATATACAGGATTATTTAAAATGTCCTCAATGTTCGATTTCCCGCACTTTACGCATTTTGAAATCATAAAGCCTCGTTTTCGCATTTCTGCTGCAAGGCTCATATATGAATAATTGCCCGTCGCATAAAGATTAAAAACATCTCTTATAAATGGAGCCTTTGTTTCATCGACAATTAAGTAAGAACGTTTTTTTATTCTCTCCGTTCTATATCCTACCATGGCATGGGACGGATAATATCCCTGCTCTGCTTTTTCTCTCATTTTGCTTGAAACCTCAAGAGACAAATTTCGGGAATAAAGATTCGAAAAACCGTTGTTTATTTCAAAAATTAAAAAATCTTGAGGGCGTGAAAATTCAGAAAGAACCATGTTGTCTTGTATTAAATGAATATTGAATCCTTGATGTTCTGCCATAAATGAAAGCGTGGCAGAATCAACGGGATTTCTTGAGGCTCTATCGTTTTTTAAAAATACAAGATGTCGGATTTTATATCTTTTAGCGTATGCAATCATTTTGTTAAATTCCGGACGTCCGGGAACTTTTGCCGTATGAGATTCCGTAAAATGTTTAACAACTTCGAGATTTTTTGCCTTGCAATATTGGACCTCCTCTTTATATTGAAAATCGAGAGAATACCCCTTTTGACGTTGTTCGTCGGAACTAACGCGGCTATAAATTAAACATTTAGTTTGAGACATTTTATCCTTTTATTTGATTGTAAATAGTCGTTTTAATTTGTTTCAAAGAATTGTTATCGGTCGTAATGATAACTTTATCGGGACCGTTTGTTGTTATTTCAAGATAATATTTTTTATTTGTTTTCAAAGTTGGACACGCTCCGGACAAACCGCCGACAACTGCCCCGACGCCGCCGAGAAGTAAACCTCCGACGATTGCTCTTGCTATAACAGATTTATTTTTTTGTGTTTGTTCAAGTTCTTCTAAAATCTCAAGATTGTTAATTTCGGAATTGTTAATTTTAAACAATTCTTTGTTTTGTTCCGAAAAAATAAGTTCGTTTTTGTTAATCGTTAAATCGAGAGTTTGTTCGAAGTCCGCAAAATTAACGCCTTGAATATGCTTTACTTTGTATTTTTTCGCCCATGCCTCCGCGGTATGGGCTTTTTGTTGCGAATTTGTTAATTTCTCAAACTTTTTCGGATATTTGTTTTTGGCTTTTATCATTAAAAATATTGAAGTTGGAAACGTAATATAAAAAAGTAACGGAATTATAAAAAGAAATATAATCGACAATACAAATAAAACCGTCGAAATGTTTATTAATTTTTCAAATTCTTTATTCTTACACATGACATTCTCCTTTATGATAAGCGTCATAATGATTAAAATATTACAAATTGTTAATTTAATGTTCGCTTTTTGTAACAAATAATCTTTCCGCGAGTCCGACAACGGCTTGAACGTCCGTATTGTCCATAGTAGAGACAAGTTCAAATAATCGTTTTATTGAGTCGCTATTCTTTAATTTTTCAATTAGTTTAACTGTTTGTTCGTCTAACAAAACGGGGGTTTTTGCGTCAGTTAAATTGATTAAATCGTCTAAAGTACAATTAAAAACTTTCGCCAAAGATTTTAAAGTTCTCAAACTTGGATTCTTTGTCCTACCGCTAGAAATGGTCGCCACCGTTTGAACAGGGATTCCGGACAATGCAGAAATTTGTTCATTTGTTAATTTTAATTTTTTCTTAAAATAATTCATTTTTAAACTTAAATTTTCCATTTCGCGACCTCCGAAGAATATTATATTTTACTTACTTACTTTTATCAAGTGTTATTTTAATAAAAAAATTAAAAGAAATAAAAATTAAGTTATTTTATTATATTTTTAATTAAACTATTGACACATTTTAAATAATCGCTTAGTATTTAATAGTTAATGAATTAACTAATCTTGTTTAACATTTGTTAATAAATTAACCATTAAATTAAAAAGCAAAGGAGAAAATAAGATGTTTAATAACTTGGCAGCAGAGATTAAACGAATTGGAATCACAAACAAAGATTTTGCGGAAAAAGTTAAAATTAACCCTGTTACGTTTTCAAGAAAATTAAACGGAAAAGTTGATTTTACTTTGTCCGAAATGAAAAAAATCGCCGAAGTTTTTAATTTAGAGTTTACTCTTGAATATTTATTCGAAGAAAAGGCGGTTTAAAAGTGAAGAAAACGCGACGAGATGAGAAAAAACCGAATTTCATTTACAAATTCGACAATAAAGAATATTCGAAAGAAGAACAAAGTTTGTTAATCTCTCGGTTTATTCAAACCTTGTCGCGATTAGAGAGCAACAACAAAGGAGAATGTCATGTGTAAAATTGAATCTTTGGGGCAGAAAACCCCGTTAAGTTGGGTTTTGAATTTAGCAAATTTAATCAAGGCAAAACAAGACGAAATAACTCGTCGAAAAATTAACGCGTTGGAGCGTAAAGCGTACGACTATTATTTGACAATATACATCGCGGACATGGTTATCAATAAAAAAATTGATTTTCACCCCGAATTATATTTGTCCGGTCGTATAGATTGCCCGTTTGCACGAAAACAAGCGATTTTCGAAGTTAAACGAATAGTTAAACAGGGCAAAGAACGCATAAATCAATGTTTTTCAATATTGCTTGAAAACATCAAAGAGGAACGACGCAATCAAAAAAATAAAAGGGTTTTTATATATGGCTAACAATGCGAACGGGGCGGTTGTTAGAGTTCATAAAACAAAAGATTATACGATAATGTCAAACAACCACCTATTAAACAAGGATTTAAGTTTAAAGGCTAAAGGCTTGATGTCTTTAATATTGGCTTTGCCCGATGATTGGAATTATTCAATCGGAGGATTGACGACGATGTCAAATGACGGACGCGACGCGGTTAAAAGCACCTTAAAAGAATTGCAACAATCCGGTTATGTTGCGATTGAAAAAAGCCGCGAACAAGGGCAATTCAAATCGATTTATCACATTTTCGAAAATCCGGACGAAAATATTTTCACCGGTGCGGATTTTCCGCTACGGTTAAACCGCTGCGGTTCAGCCGATGTGGAAAATCCTATACAACAAAATACTAATAATCAAGAAACTAATAACAAAGATACTAATAATCAACTTATAGAAAACGCAAGCGTTTTCGGACCGTTTGATTTATTTGAACTTTACAAAAAAAGTTGTCCGAGTTTTCCTCAACCTCGAGAGTTTAGCGAGGACCGTAAAAAGAAAACTATTGCTCGCCTAAAAAAGAAACCGGCTCGCGAATATTGGGAACAAGTTTTTAAAAATGCGAACGAATCGAAATTTTGCCGCGAAAACAAATTCTTTACTTTTGATTGGCTTGTTAAGAATGACTTGAACGCAAGAAAAGTTTTCGAGGGGAATTATTCCGACAACAAATATTCAAATGCAAATGTTGTTAATTTCGCAACATCAACCACATCAAATAAGTACGAAAGTTACCACCAAAAACAAAACGCGGGGTTATAAATGGAAAAAATTAAAGAGGGGTTAAAAAAGGCTTTATTTGAACAGTTCGGAAAAAGAATCGATAACGGTAAATGTGTTTTTTGCGGAGAAACATTGACGCCGGGTTCTTTTTGTAACTGTCCGAAATCAAAAAAAATAAACCGTTATTTCCAAAAAGCGAACAATTTTGTTAATAAATTTAATTTTTGCTTGGATAGCGAAGATTTAAAGTCTTATAGACAAACTTTAAATACAAGAGCGGCGATACCCGCAAAATATCAAGGGTTAGAATTTGAAGATTATATTTCAAAATCACCCGAGCAAGACAAAATCTTTAACGCCGTAAAAAAATATTATGACGATTGTTTAAAAAATTTCTTAATCGGAAAGAATCTCATATTAACGGGGAATTTTGGGACCACAAAAACATTATTGATGTCGATTTTAACTCATTGCTTGACGTTAAATTATGGATTCAATGTTCGATATATTAACTCGGTTGATTTAATCAACGAAATTAAAGACTCGTTCAATACATCAACAAAAATCACGACAAAAGAAGTTCTCGAACGTTATTGTAAATCGGATTTTGTGTTTATTGACGACATCGACAAGTTGAATCCGACCGAGTTCGCCCGCGAATTGGTTTATTCAATCGTTAATATTCGCTATGAAAAAGAGTTGCCGATAGTAATTTCTTTTAACAGTTCTATTGAAACACTCGACGAAAAGTATTTCGGAGAGGCGGTTGTCTCCCGTTTACTCGAAAAATCAACTTACATTCAATTTGATTTAGAGGACATGAGGTTTTAAAAATGGAACAAGAACATCAAAAACAAAATGAAATAAATTATTCGGTTGAAGTTGAAAAGGACGGGAGAAAATACGTTCAATCACTCGCACATCAACTCGCGGCGTATTTGTGCAAACAACACTTTGAAGAATACCGCTTTTCGGCGGATTACGGCTTTATGTCGGCTCAAATATACATCGAGACGGTTATTTCTAAAGGAAATATGTTTGAGGCGGCGAGAATCTCTCCGAAAAAATGCGTCGGTTTGTTGTTGTTTGATATTGAAAAAAATCGAATGGTTTTGAGAAAAACAAATGTTAATCGCTCGATTCATGAGTTCCACGCGGACGGCGACTTGGACGACTGTTTCGGCGTTCAATACGACGTTTTTAAATACTTACGCGATTCCGATTTAATTCAAATTCACACAGTCGAGGAGGTTCGCGGCATAAAAACCGCTTTTTATTACACTATCTCAAAACTAAAAGCGTTAAGGAATGGGCGTTTTCTTCATTTTAAAGGACATGGGACGCAGTTTTTTATTCCGGTCGCGGATTTCCGCAAGTCAGACGGGAAAATAGTCATTGAGAAAAAGAAAAAGAGAACGTATAAACGCAAGAAATAAAAGGAGAAAAAGAAATGAAAAAAGAATGTTTGAGCATTGAGAAAATCACGCAATTACAAGGGAATTACAACAAGTTAGTTGAGCAAAACAAAAGTTTTCAAGCGGAATTAAGGGAGAAAAAACAAGAACTTGACGAATTGTCCGCCGGAGTTCTTATGATTGCCGAAATAATCGGTCTTGATGTTCCAAAAGGGACAACCGCAAACGATATTATTTCGGAAATTGCTGCAGCACTTGATGAAAGCGGCGAACATCAAGAGGAGGTTTAAAAATGGAAAATTTGATTTTGCATTTTCTCGCCGGAGCGGTGATGTTTTCAATCGGGATTTTTTGTTTAAACCTCATTATTTGGAGTTATTACAAAATCCATGAATGGATAATGAAAATTGTTTGGAACTGCCGCACGACAGAATATAAAAAAATGAAATTATACATCGCGAGAGGTTTGTTCTTTGAAGAATATGAAATGTGTTTGTTATCAGCGATTGAGAATATTCCGGATAAAACGGTCCGACATCATTTCATGGACAGACGTCGCGGCATAATAGCCGAAATTGAAAAGAAAGCCGGCGTCAAGTGATAATCGAAAAATTTTTCGACAAAACTCGTTCTTGTTGGGCGATAAGATTCGGGAGCGAGGTCGAATATTTCAACCACGAGACGCCCGAACACGATAAACGAAACGCCGACGCGTGTTTTAAGTTGTTACAAAAACAATATGGAGGACAAATTATTTATGAAAAATAAACTAACAGATTTAAACAATTATTTATTTGAGCAATTAGAAAGGATAAACGACGACGATTTAACCTCGGAACAATTAAACGAGGCTATTCGAAAAGCGAATACGATTTCGAAAATTTCAGAAACAATAATCAAAAATAGTGAATTGCAATTAAAAGCGGTTAATCTTGCTGCCGAATACGGAGTAATCAACAACACTCAAGTAAAACTGTTATTGAGCGATTTAAAAGAAAAGGAAGAAAATGCGTAATAGGCACAGTGAAAAATTGCATGCTTTTATAAAAGACAATATTTCGGGACGTTCTACAAAAGAGATTATTCAACTTGTAAAAGATAATTTCGGAATAGAATTTACAGATTCCGCCATGAGAAGTTATAAAAAAAATCACAATTTAAAATCAGGGACTCCCGGGGGATTTCAAAAAGGACATTCGTTTATTTTTCCGGATAAAATTCAAGATTTTATAAAAAATAACTTTTTAAATATTGGCAATATGGAACTTACACAAAAAGTAAATGAAAAGTTCAAAACTAACTATACAAAAGGACAAATCAAAGCATATAAACAACGTTTAAAATTAAATTCCGGCTTGAATGGATATTTTAAAAAAGGTCATGAGCCAATAAATAAAGGTCAAAAAATGTCCATGGAAGTTTTCGAGAAATGTAAAAATACAATGTTCAAAAAGGGAAATAAACCACATAATCATAAACCGGTTGGGAGTGAACGCATCGATTCAAAGGACGGTTATTTGCTCGTAAAAATAGCAGAACCAAATAAATGGCGTCCAAAACATCTTTTAATTTGGGAAGAACACAACGGCAAAGTTCCTCAAGGTTGTAAAATCATGTTTTTAGACGGAAATAAGCAAAATTTAAAAATAGAAAATTTGGCTTGTGTTTCAAACGACGAACTTTTGTATTTGAACCGAAAAAAATTAATAACAGATTCCCCGGAATTTACTCAAGTCGGAATAAATATTGCAAAAGTTCAAACAACTATTTCAAAAAAAATAAAGGAGGCGGCAGAATGACAATAATTGATTTTGTTGAATGGTGTAATAAAGCCGATGTTTATTCGGCGGCGATGAATAGTTGTAAAGAGGCATTTTTAAGAATTTTAAAGGAGATGTAATGAAAAATTTTTTATACTTAAATGTTATTTTATTAATTCTTTTATACGGACATTGTTTTGTCGATTTTTATTTGGTGATTTTTACAAAACCTACCGACCATGAGCCGATTTTTATTTTTACTCAAGTTTTTACTTTGGTTAATTTGTTCTTTGTCGCGGAGATAATGAAAAGACTCAATCGCGACAGATTGGAGGATAAACAATGAAAAAAATCATAATTTGCGATTTGAACGAGGACGGCTCTTTTGAAAGTGAACAGGAAATAAAGGAGATTATTTAAAATGGCAAAATCAAAAAGAAAATTAAGCGATATAAACAACGAATACAAAAAACAAAACGAAAGTTATCGTCAAACAATAGAATTTTTAAATCAAAGAATTCGCTTTTGGTTTAATTCTTATAGGTTTTTATCTGATAAATATAACCAAAAATGTGTTGTCAAATTCTCCGAATTGTCGGCAAGTTTTGTAGTAGGTTTTATTTTAGGCTTTGCAGTTTGCTTGCTATTCAAAGCCCTTGGAGGTGTTTAAATGGCTGAAATTAAACCAAAATATATAATTTGTGATTTAGACGGTTGTTTGATTGATTCGTCATGGATATGGCAAGTAAACAAAAATTTAAAACTCGAATCTCCCCAATGTTGGGAACTGTTCGAAAATAATTCCGTTTCGTCTTGGAACGAAATTGACAATTTCTTATTAAAGTTTTTGAGGGAAAAACTTCAACAAGGGTTCCGCTTATTATTCTTGACGGCTCGTTCTTTCACAATAGAAAACAAAACGATTGATTTTATTACACAAAAAACCGGACTTGTTGTTGGAAAAGATTTTCTCGCGGAATTTCGTCCAATGGACGACACATCGTCCCCGGAGGATTTCAAATCCCGAGTTGTTAAAAGATACCTCGAATCCGGAGCAGAAATTGAACTCGCAATCGACGACAATAAAAACGTTGTTGAGATGTACAAATCGAAAAATATTCCGTCCTTGCGTTGGGTTTTCGGGTATATCCCGAGAGAGCGAGAATTTCTCGAACAAGTCTATTCATGGAGAGATTTAAACGACAGCGATTTAACGGACTTGTTTTGCGATGTGGTTAATGAAATGAACGCTCGTAAAGTAGCAAACAAGCAAGAGGAGGAACTATGCAAGATTTAACATCAAGATACAACGACGCAAGTCATTATCAATCATTGAGGGACGATTACAAAACACCTCCGGCGATTTATGAGCCGCTTTTAAAATATTTCAAACGCGACAAATTCGATATTGACGTATGCTGCACAGACGAGAATATTCCGGCGGCGAAATATTACACAAAAGAGGAAAACGGATTGATTCAACCTTGGCATGGTTTATGTTTTTGTAACCCGCCATGGAACAAATCAATTAAATTCGTTAAAAAGGCTCTTGAGGAAATAGAAAAGGACCGTTCAACGGAAGTAATTTTCGTTCTTTCGTCCGACAAAATGTATATCAACTATGTTCAAGATTCGTTTTTGAATAATCTGGATTGTGTTTTCTTGGTTTTGAGAGGAAAGCAAGGTTTTATTATTCCGGGACAAGAACACGAACCATTAAAACCGAGCGTCGGGACCATGATTGCGATTCTTTCCAAAAGAGCGGCGGAAATTCAATCAAATTTGAATTTTTATAATTTTTATGGAACGGCGGTTTTTCAAGGGCAAAAATTGACGATTCCATACGAACAACGAGAGGAGGCGTCATGAAAAGAGAGAAAATGCCTCGAAAAATAAAAAAGCGTTTTAAAAAAATGATGAAATTTTTTGACGAACGCGGCAAAGATTATCGCTTGGAGCAATTCTTTAAAAACTCTTTTCTCGGATTCTTGGTTTTGAACCACCTCGAACAAATGGGGATAACGAAAGAACAAGTTTCAGACGTTAAGATAAGCGGACATAATGCAACGGTAACGTTAAAAGGCTCAATAAAAGCCGCAACAATTACGGTAACAATGGAGAATTAGTCATGGAAATATCAAAAGAAATTCACTTTATAAAAAACTATTCCAAAATTCAAAATCAAAAATTTGCTCGTTTGATTGGAGTTTTTTCCGGCATGACCGGCGAACTATTGAGAACAAAGTTCCCCGATTTAATGTATTACGACACCGCGTTAGAAAACGGCATGTTTTATCAAATCGAGAAAAATCAATCGTATTTAATGCTGCTATTTTTGGGGAATCGCGATTTATTGTTTACCTCATTCCGCAAAGAGAACGAGGAAAACATCGAGAAATACGCGGATTCAATCGGAGACATGTTCAAAATCGTTATTGATAAATAACGACAATCAAGAGGAGATTATCAGTTGGGAAAAACAAAAAAATCGGAAAAGTACGACAAAATTATCGAACTCGTTTTGCAAGACGTACCGACAAGCGAAATCGCAAGAATAACGGGTTATACAATCGGGTATATTCACAGAATTTTTGAGGAACTCCGCGGAGAATACGGAGTAAATTCAAAAGTCGGAATCGCTACGTCCTACATAGCGGAGAGGATAAATAAAACAACCGACGAATTAAACAAACTTTGTTCGTTAATGGGGAGGTGTAAAAATACACCTTGCGAAAAAGGCAGACGCGGTCTGCGTTCAGCACACAAAAAAGATAAAAAATCGAAAAATTAAAAAAGCCGCCTCAAAATGTTTTTTATGCAGACGGGGCGGTGCCGAAAAGGCAAATTGTACATTCAAAAAAATTCGGGCAAAATGACACTTGTTTTGAGGACCTCAATCGTTTAATTTGGAATTGTTGATAAGGTTATCGCAATCGGGCGAGGTACCGGAAACAACCGAGGGAATCCCTCCGGCGTGTTTTTGGAGGGATTATGACAAAAGATTATTTAAGATGTTGCGGCGTCGAACTTTTATTACAAAATATCAAACATCATCATTTTATAGATTGTTTTAAATCAAAAAAGTTTTTCAAGAAAAAGTTATCCGACGGACGCGAAATTAAAAAAGAATTTGTCCTCGTTACTTATTGCCCGCATTGTAAACATTACGTTATAAAATTTTTATGGTACGCAAAACGCGGGACGGGTTTTTGGAACTTTGACGAACAAAAAGACGTAAGAGGGAAAAAGGCGGACGAGATTTTTAATCGATATATGGACTCTTACATAATGATAGATATTCCGAATCCGTACGCAAACGAAAAGTTTATAAAGCAATCAAAGAAAATTCCTTGGACTTATTACAAAGCCGTTTCGGCGACAGAACAGGTGCCGCGATATATGGACGAAACCCAAAACGCGGGACGACCGGTTTATTCACCGATAACGGTTATAAAATAAAATATCCCTCCCCTTTTTTAAATAGTGTGTTTATCTCGGGTAAAACCGAGATTTTCATTTTATTAAGGTTTTGAGATGTGGAACAATATTTAAACAAAATAACCTTTGCGGATTGTATGGAGGTTTTAAAAAAACTACCGGATAAATCAATCGAACTTGTTTTGACGGACCCTCCGTATGGTAGAAAAATTATAAAACGGGGGAGAATGGGAGGAGACGGAATCGCTGCGGCGAAAGAGTACGGCTCGGAGACTTGGGACGATGAAAGCCCCGAACAGATATATTTTGATGAGATTTTCAGAGTTTCGAAAAATCAAATCATATTCGGGGCGAATTATTTTATTGAAAAAATAAACAAAAACTCTCCTTGTTGGTTAATTTGGGACAAAGATAATTCCGGAGATTTTGCGGACGCGGAGTTGGCTTGGACCTCATTCAATACACCGGTTAGGATTTATCGTTGGCGGTGGAATGGCATGTTACAACAAGACATGAAAAACAAAGAAAAAAGAATCCACCCTACACAAAAACCCGTCAAACTCTTTGAGAAAATTATTCTTGATTATTACAAACAAGAATCAAACGGAATTGTCGCGGACTTTTACGGAGGTTCGGGGACGCTTGCAATCGCTTGTCATAACCTCGGGATTCCTTTTATTTGTACAGAGAAAAACGAAAAATATTATAACGACGCGGTTAAACGATTCGATTTCGAAAAATCTCAAATTAAATTGTTTACACCGGCAACACTTGAAAGCGTGTATTTACAACAAAATTTGTTTTCAGTTTAAAGGGGGCGTTATGGACGTTGATTTTAAAGACCTTGAAAAATTAACTAAAAATTTAAAAGAAACGTCTCGGAGTGCTTATCCTTTGGCGGTCCGTTCAACATTGAACGCCATGGCGAAACAAACATCGGACGAGTACAAAGCCGGCGTTAAAAAATCTTTTGTTGTTAGAAATCGCGGTTATTTGAAAACAATCGGGTTCAATAATAGCGAAAACACTTTCGACATCTCCAAAATGGAATCCGCAACCGGACAACGTGAAGTCTTTTTCGGCAAAAAACAAGACGGTTTGAAAAAACAAGAGTTCGGCGAAACGATAAAATCAAAATCAAAACACATCGCAAAACCGACAAAGTTTGCCCGCGGAGGTCGTTATAAAAGACTTGTTCGAGAGGCGAATTTCATGTCTCGGATTAAAGTTTCCAAAATTACGGACCTTGTCGAATATCCGGCAAAAACGGAGTTCAAAGAGTTTAGACAAGCCGTCGCCGTTGCGAAAAAACAAAAAAAGGTTATTAACTTCTTGCCGTCAAAAGAAAGTTATTTCGGAATTAACGGAATTGCACAAATCGACGGTAACAACGAAAAGTCGGTTAATTATCTCTATTCTTTAAAGGGTAAAGAACAAAAGTTGAAAGCGGTTCCCGTTCTTAAAACCGCCGGCGAAAAAATCGCCGCAAAAGGCGGGGAAATATACGTCAAAGAGGCAGAACGTCGAATGGCAAAAGAACTCAAAAAAGGTTTAAAACAGACGTAAAAATAGGAGGTTTTAACGTTAAAGCCGTTTTGAGGGGGTTTTAATACTCCCGTTCGAAATCCTCCGGAGGATTTTAAATGATAGTTACAAAAAAAGAATTTCGCGAGATGTTCGGACTTAAACACGCGTCCGAACTTTCGCGACTACTCAAAAATAAAACTATTGTCGCGAACGAATCTCAAATGATAGACCTCGACGAAAAAACAAACAAAAAATTTGTTGCAAACAAAAAAAGAGAGGAAAAGAAAAAACAGGCGGCAAGCAAGCCGGAGGCAAAACCGACCAAAACGAAAGACGATTCACAAATTGGAATCGAAATTGAATTATTAAATCAAAAATTAACGGAACAACGAGCAAAAGCGAAACTGCTTGATTTAAAGATAGCGAAAGAGACGAAAGAAGTTGTCGAGACGGAAATTCTCGAAAAATCTTTGATGTTAATTTTTAACCAATTATTCCAAAATCTCGCGGAATTGCCCTCGACGTACATTGACGACATTGTAACCATTATAAAAACGTCGGAGACGCCGAAAGAACAAACGGTTAAGTTTTTGACCGACAAAATAATTCAGCATTTACAAAGTTCGCTCGATGTCGCGGAAAATATGGCGAGAAAACATTTCTCCCCATAAGGAGAAAGTAAAATGGCAACACTTACAAAAAACGAACAAATTTCGAGACTTTTCAAAAGTGTTAAAAAACTTATTCCGACCGACGTTTTAATCAGTTGTCCGGAATGGGCGGAAAAAAACCGTTTTATGTCTCAAAAAATCTCGCGTAAGGTTGGACGTTTTTCGTTTGAAAATGCTCCATACACTCGCGAAATTTGCGACTGCTTATCGAAAAACAATTCCGTTCGAGAAGTTGCGGTTATGAAAGGCGTTCAACTTGGTTTAACGACTTCCGTAATTGAAAACGCTATCGGGTACATGATAGCGAATGACGCGTCTCCGTCAATGTTTGTATTTCCGACGGACGCGGATTGTAAAGACTACAAAGAAAATAAAATCGATTCATTGATTGATAATTCCGGATTACGTCCGAAAATTATTGCGGAGACAGAAAACAGAAACACCCGCCGAACCGGCGACACCGCTCAAAAATTGAGTTTTTCAAATGGTTTCTTGAAATTCTGCTCCGCTCGTAAAGGGAACGCCCTCCGCTCGTCTCATATTAAATGGTTATTTTTGGACGAGTTGGACGGCTACCCCGACGAGATAAAAGGCGAGGGGAATCCGATTGCGATTGCCGTAAAGAGGACGGATTCTTATTCGGAAGTTAAAAAAATTATATACAACTCAACTCCGGTTCTTGCTCACAACTCAAAAATAAAAGAACTTTATTTAATGGGAGACCAAAGAAAATTCCTTGTCCCTTGCCCTCATTGTGGTAAAAAACAAGAATTAGTTTTTTATGTTTCGGACGGCGGGAAATATCCGGATTCAAAAGCAATTTTAAAAGGAAAAGCAAAGACAAAGCCTTACGGACTTATATTTGACGCAGCTCAATGCCGCGAGGGTGATTATAGTTCCGTTCGTTATCGTTGTCAATTTTGCGGCGGCGAGTTCGAGGACCATTTTAAAAAATCAATCGAACAAGAGGGCGAGTGGGTTCCGACAACTTCATCAAAAAAACCGTTTTTCCGTTCCTATCACATATCGGCGTTATACAGTATGACGAAATCTTGGTGGGAGATTGTTTACGATTTCTTGGACGCCGGAACGGACCCGAAGAAATTACAAACGTTTTACAACTTGGATTTAGGACTGCCGTTTGAGGACAAAACGGGCGGCGTTGAATATCAAACCGTCCACCGCCTAAAAGACGATACAATGGCGAATAATTACGTCCCAAAAGAGGCGTTATTCATGACGGCTTGTGCCGATATTCAAAGAGACCGTATCGAATGCGAGATTAAAGCATGGGGCGACCGTTTCAGATGTTGGGGAATCGACCACCGCATTTTTTACGGAAACACATCGGACCTTTACGACTCATGTTGGGAACAACTCGCAAAAGTTAAAGACGAGGTTTTCACAGGTGGACGACAAATTGAAATTATGCTTGTCGATTCCGGCGACGGTGAAACCCGAGACGTTGTTTATAATTTTTGCGATATTTTCGGCGACGGTTTAATTTTGCCGTTAAAAGGTTTTGTCTCGACTGTTCGAACCCGCGAAAAATACAAAATCGCGGAAACCGGCTTGGACGGTTTGAACCTTATTGAAATTTACACCGATTTATATAAAAACTCTCTTTCTCGTTTTTTGTCGCAAGACGAACGAGAGGGCGACGTTTATCCGGACGGGTGGTTTACATTCGCGAACGGTTATTCGGATTCGTATTTCAGACAATTAACAACCGAAAGAAAAGTAAAGGTTAAGACGCCGGGAGGATTAACGACGACTCGTTGGGAACAACATGGACGAAACGAGGCGTTCGACTTAAACGTTTATAACCTTGCGGCGTGCGACTTGATTATTTATCAATATTCAGTCGCATTTTTGGGACTTGAATCGGCAAGTCCGAGAGATGTTTTCGAATATCTCAAATTGAGTAAACAAATTAAGGAGAATAAATAATGTCAAACGGATTTACAATTCCGGAGTTACAAGAAATCATCGGGGAATTAAAATCCGCGTTGATTAGAGTTTCAGCAACCGGCGGCGTTACATCTTACACGATAAATTCGGGACAAGGTTCGACAACGGTTCATGCTGCCTCCTTGGCGGATATTCAAAACTCATTAACCTATTTTACAGGGTTGTTGAATGAGTTAGTCGAAATCGAATCCGGTTCGAATATGGTTTACATTCGAGATGTGGGGATTTAAACATGGGCATAAACTTATTATTGAAATCATCGTTTGATTTTCTTACAGGCAAAAACCAAAATCAAAATACACGTTTTGACGATTCAATGGCATATATTCGACCGGCGGGGAGTTCTTTTGGAATTTCTTTTGACGGCGAACAAGAACCCGAGGGTTACGGGAATATATACGTTTATGATGTCGATTATTACACAATGGCACGTCGAGCATATACCCTCGTTGTAACGAATGAATTTGCGAGAACTGCCGTTACTCGTTTAACCCAATTTGCAATCGGGACCGGATTAAAACTCCACCCCGAACCGGCAAGAAATTTTTTAAAACAAAAATTAAAAATTGATATTCCGGAAAATTTCTCAAAAGAGATTCAAGATTTATGGAATCTTTTTGAGGACGACAATTTGGTTTCGCAAGACGGACGAAGTAATATTCACACTCTCGCGAAAACTGTTTTTTATAACGCGTACGTTGCGGGAGATGTTCTTGTAATTAAAAGAATTGTTAAAGGGAATCTCCAATATCAAATCGTAAATGGTTTATCAGTCAAAACAAGTCGAATTGTTGGCAAAGATTCGAACAACAAAGTTATTGACGGCGTCGAAGTAAACGAAAAAGGCGAACATGTAAGATATTACATTCAAGACGAAAAAGGACACGAGACAGAAATTCCGGCTCGAGATTCAAAAGGTCGTTTGACGGCTTGGCTTGTTTATGCAGACGAACGTCGTTTGGGAGCGGCCCGCGGTTATTCTCCTCTTGGAGCAATAATGCAAAAACTCCGACAAATCGGACAATATTCAAATGCGGAAGTTATCGCCGCAAACACAAACGCAAAATTCGCGGCAATTATCGAACAGGACAAAGACTCATCGGGAGTAAACCCGTTAAAGAGTACAAACGGAATTGTTCGAAGTTTGCAAAATCAAATAAATAACACTCCGGCTCCGACTTCATCGAATCCGGCAGAGATTAAAAATTTTGCGGACAAAGTTAAGCGAATTGCGTCCGGGATTTTCTTTCATCTACCAAAGGGGCAAAAGATGTCCTCTTTTGACACAAAACGCCCGAATGTTAATTACGGACAATTTGTTGATTCGTCCATGAAATACAATTATGCGTCTCTCGGGATTCCGCTTGAGGTGGCGTTGTTGGTTTTTCAAAACAATTTTTCAGCGTCTCGAGCAAGTTTAAAAATGTTCGAAATGATTTTGAAATATTTGAGAAAATACGTCATTGTCGATGGATTTTATCAAATTGTTTATAAACAATTCTTTGAACTCGAATGTTTAAAAGGAAATTTGAACGCTCCGAAATATCTCGCTTTGACGAACGATAACGGTTATCTCGATAACGCCTATACAAAAGCGAAATTCGTCGGCTCTCAAATTCCGCACATTGACGAGACAAAAGAAGTAAACGCGGTTCTATCGAAACTCAAGGGCGGTTTATCGACATTCGAACAAGCCTTAGAAGATTTAGGCAATCAAACAGATTTCGACACGATGATAGAACGTTTAAAATCGGAAAAAGAAAAAATAAAAGCGGCGGGACTTGAGTTTGAAACCTTATTAACGCCGGAGTTTAGCATAAATAATCAAGAATAAGGAGAAAACAAAATGGCAAAACAAAAAGTTTCGGATTTACCGAAAGAGGAACAAGAAAAGTTAATCGCACAAATGAAAGAGTTAAACATTCGCGGAGTTTATCCGACTTTTAGCGTTGAAAAGGCTCAAGAGTTAATTAAAAAGGCTCAAGAACAACAAAACGGTTCCGGCGAACAAGAAAACGACGGTCAAAACACCGACGAAAACGCGGGTTCAGACGACGCCGCACAGAATGACGAACAAGGCGAGGAAAACGACTCCGAGGACCAAAAGGACGGGGACGAGCAAAAAAACGACGAAAACGCGGACACAGACACAGACAAAAAAGGGACCGACGAAGAAAAGACGGAAGAAAACAAGGCTCAAAAAAATGACGCTCCAAAAACTCAACCGAAAGAGAAAAAGGAAGCAAAAGTTTTGAGATGTCATATCTGCTTATCTCCGGTCGTTAATGGCAAATGTACCGGTTGCGGGTTCGAACTAAAATAAACCGGAGGTTATGAAATGACAATAAAAATTCAAGGCGTTATCGGTTGGGACGTTATCGGCTCAAACATAGCGAATTTAATATCTCGACTTGACGGAGATATAAACATCGAGATTGATTCTCCGGGCGGTTCTATGTCGGACGGATTTTCAATCGCGAACGCTCTTGAGGATTATTCAAGAGGAAAAATAAATATTAAAGTCGTGGGACAATGTTCATCAATGGCGGCATATATTATGTTATTCGGCGATTCTTTGACGTTCAAACCGAACGCGACCGTTGTTTTACATAATCCATGGAATTGTTGCTGCGGCGACTATAAAGCGATGAAAAAAGCGGCGGACGTTTTGGAACGTTTCGCGGCTCTATACGCAAACAAATTTGTTGAAAAGGGAATTTTCACAGAAAAAGAAATCCGCTCAATTATGGACGAGGAAACATATTTTATCGGCGAAAAAGATTTAATTAAACTCGGCAACATCGACAAAACGGATTCAAAATCCGAAAGCGAATTGGACCGAGAAACACAAATCGCACTCGCTCAAGAAAATATTAAAACTTGTCAAGCAAAATTGAGACAAGCAGAGATTTACGACTACGACAAAGTCGCGGCGTTAATATCTCAACCAAAAACAATTCAAGCCGGTATTAACGAGGGAAAATCTCCTCATGGCTTGAGTGATAAAGACGGGAGCAACGTTCGCTCGTCAGAAACACAAATCGTAAGTACAGTTCAAAAAAAAGGAGAAGAAAAAATGGACTTAAACGAATTAAAAACTCAAAATCCCGATGTATTCGCTCAAGCGGTTAATATCGGCTCACAACAAGAACAAGCAAGAATCAACGCGTTAATGCAATTTATCGACGTTGATAAAGAGACAGTTTGCGAGGCTATCGCGAACGGTAAGTCAATCAAAGACGACGAAATTCAAGCAAAATTTTTAAAGGCAAAAATTAACGCCTCAACAGTTGCTCAAATGGAAAAAGAAAATCCGGCAGACGTTAATCCAAATGAACCGCCTCACGCTCCGGAAACACCGGAAGAACAAGCAGCACAAGCAAAAAAAGAACAAGAAGAAAAAGCGAAAAAAGAATTTGAGGAGGCTTGTTCTTATTTGAAATAAAAAAGCGGGCATTACGCCCGTTTTTAGTTGGTTATTAAACAAAATTTATTATACGCAAAAACAAAAGGAGAAATAAACATGACACAAATTGACAATTCAAATATCTTTTTGGGTGGGATTTATGGCAATGCAACCGTTACAATTCCCGCAACTACAACATTAAAACCCGGAACCGTTCTTGGTTTAAATGACGCCGGAAAGATTGTTCCATATTCAACAGATTTAGACAAAAAATCAACAACCGCAACCGACGCGTTGGCATTCGTTGCAGAACCTACATATATTTTAGCGAGCGAATTAACAAATTCGACAAGTTCTGCAGTTGATTCTCCAATGGCTCGCGTTTTCGAAAATGGCGACGTGGACGCCGGTAAACTTATTTTTACAAAAGCGGCGGACGCAACAAACGCGGCTGTTTTGGCAAAAATGAAAAACAACGGTTTCAATCTTCATGGCGTTCAAGACATGACAAAATAAACAATCAAAATTTTACGCAGATCTGCGTAAAAAGTTATCAGTAGAAAACAACAAAAACAAAAGGAGAATAAAAAATGGGTGATTTAATCGCAAAATTATCAAGAGTCGCATTCGACAAAAGAAAAAGTCCGTCAATGTTTTTGACAAACTTTTTCAACAAAGTTCAATTAGACGGAATAAAAGTTGAACTACAATCAAGAACCGTTAAGAGCATTTATTCAGTAGATGTTAAATTGGGAACCGGCGGTCGTGTTATGGATTTCTCAAAATACGACAAAAAAGAACATACGGTGCCGGAATATAACGATTACGCGGTTATAACAGAGGAGGACATGTGTAAAGTTCCATTCGGTTATAACGAATATTCAGATATGAGAAAAGCGGCAACAATCGCCGACAGAATCGCGGACAAACAAATTTTAATTTCCGACGCTCAACGCAGAGCGGAAGAAAAACAAGCGTCCGACGGTTTGTTTACCGGCGTTGTTACTCTTGCCGATAAAACAAAAATTGAGTTCAATAAAAAAGCAACTCACACAATCGACAAGGCGTCCGCAAAATGGAACTCAACCGACGGGAATCCGGTTGAAGATATTAAAGACGCTTGTAAATTATGCCGCGACGACGGTAAAATCGGAACATCTCTTTTCCATTTAATCATGGAGGACGACGCGTTCACTGCTATGTTAGCAAACGAAAAATTTGTTAAGAACGCGGACGCTCAAAGGGGTATTGATAGAACAAAAATCGGTATTCCGGAAGAAATGACACCGGGAGCAACTTTTCAAGGTCAATTCGCGGTCGGTTCAAACAAAATCAATGTATGGACCTATAACGAAAAATACGAAATTCCGACCGGTTACGGATTCGCAAACGAGGGAACCGAAGTTGGTTATATTCCTCGCGGTTGTGCCGTTCTTATTCCGGACAAACCAAAATTTGAACGTTACTACGGAGCAGTTAATAATGTTAATGCGGACACTAAAGCGGGCGGCGAAAAACTTAATCTTGAACAAGTTGAACAACTGCCGTATGCTTACGACGTCGTTAATCATGGTTCCGCAATAACAGAGGCGGGCGTTAAATCTCGTCCGTTGGTTGTTCCGGTTGATGTTGATTCATTCGCGACATTTAAAAATCTTGTATAAAGTGTTTTCAATGTTCAATTAAGGGAGCCGGGGTTTAAGAACTCCGCCCCCTTTGTTTTTAAGGTTTTCAGAAATGCTCAATTCATTATTTAAACTACACAAAAAAGCCATTATTAAAAATGGCGGATTTTCGGTTGATTGCGTTTTAAAACAAAATTCCTCGCATGAGGGGTATCCGTTAAAAGGATTTTCGACATTTATCGGAGCAACTTTTGACGAATCCGGAGCAGGATTTTTTGGTGATTCGTTTCAACTTACAATCGACCTCGAGGACTTGAGAGAAAAAACAAATCTCATTCCGACTCAAGGTTGGTTCGTTGATGTAACATTCCCTCAAATGAATAATTCCGTTGTATCTTTCAGAGTTGAAAACGCTCCGATTGATAGAACAATGGGCGTTATTTTGCTTGAATGTTCAGCCTCAACGAATAAAGGGAACGGGAAACGTATAAGTCGCAACAGTTCGGGAGGGATATAAAATGACAATACCGTCAATAATAACTCCGATGAATTTTTCTCTCGCTCGCGACGCAATTTGTCAGTTGCTCGCAAATGAGAGAGACGCACAAATCGCACTCGCGGAGGGTTCAGAGGCGGGCGAAAATTGGATTTCTCAAAATATAGATTTTACAATTTTCCCAAAACGTTTTCGTTTCCCCGACGCCGCCGATATGCCTTGCGTATTCGTTTATTTTAATGAAATGTTGTTCCCGGAAAGCGAACAAGATATTTATTGCAATTCGGCTCTTGCAACGTTGCGGGTTGAATATTACGCAACCGGCAAAAGCGAAAGCGGAATCGACGCAAATGGAGAACCGTTCGAGAAAACCGCGGACGAAAACGCGGAGGACCGTTTAAACTATTTAACGGCTCAAATTTACAAGATTCTTTGTAATGAAACAAACGTCAGAAAAGGAACGAACAATCTTGTTGTTCATTCTTTAATTAAAAAATGGGAGAGGATTTTGTCTCCCGAAAACAATAATTCGGCAGAAACCGTCCTCGGGGCGGCGTTTACTTTTGAACTTGGGTTCGAGGAGCCGACGTATTACGCACAAACACATGAAATTCAAGAGTTTTATATTTCGCTTGATATTCAAGACGAATTTATCGACCCGTTGGTTCGGGTTCTTTTAGACTCTTGAAAGCCTACGCAAAAATCAAAGGTTGATTTATTGCTCCACGCCTACAAGTCGTTCGCTTTATTTCTCTAATCGAGAAATAGACGCTCACTTTTCCGGCGTAACTTCGGCGTTAGTTTGCCGGAGGCAAACGTCAGCCTACGCAAAAATCAAAAAGGAGAAAATAAAATGGCAATTACGAAATCTCTTGACATCGGAGCCGTTGCGTCAGCGACAAGCGTTTCAGTCAAGCAAAAAAATCAAAATAACGCCGCAAACTTGCGTCCCGAAAAAATTGTCGTAATCGGGCAACAATCGACAAGTTCGGCAACCGCAAACAATGAATTATATTTAGCGAGCGGTAATCCGGACGACGCGGGCGTTTTATTCGGGTTCGGTTCGCCTTTACACAGAATGGCGAAAAAGTTGTTTCCAAAAGCCGGCAACGGTTCAAAAGTTGAGACCTACTTTTTACCGGTTGAGGCTCCGACAACATCAACCGCGGAAGTTAAGAAAATCGCCGCAACAGTAGCAACAAAGGTAACAAAAACGTTTAACGGTTATTTGTTGTTAAAAGATATGATTTTCGAGGCGGCTGCAGATGTAGCGGGCAAAGTTGCGACAATTTATCATAACAACCCCGCAAAGGCACCGAAAGGAACGGACCTTAATTCATACGAAACAAAATCAATTCCGTTTACTATTATTAAAGGAATGACCGCGGAGGAAACAATCGAGGCTCTTGTTTCAGCATTGGAAGATTACGTCGAAATTCCGTTCAATCTTGATTCATCAAAAGCGAGCGACGGCGAATTGACCTTGACGGCAAAATGGAAAGGTTCCGACGGCGTTTTTGATATTTCGATTGTAGATTCAGACGGTAACGCTCCGACTACCGCGAAATATGGCGTTTCTTTTGAAATCACAGAAACAACAGAAGGGGCGGGCGTTGGTACAATTCCGGACGACGCGTTGGCACAAATCGACGAAGAATTGGGCGTTACGAGAGTTATTTCGCAATATGCGACAACGACAGTCCTCGACAAATTAAAAGATAAGTTTTCCGCTTGGCATGAGGGTTTAGTCGCTCAATATGTAATTTGTTATTCAGCGATTAAGGCTCCGGAATCTTCAACAGTTCCGGGAACTTGGGACGTTCAAACCTTGATTACGGCAGGTAATGCTCGACGCGAGGATTCCGTAAACGTTCAAATCGTCGGAGATTTTGGCAAATTGAGAAAACTTGAATATGGCGAACGCGACAAGTTGTTAAAGGCGGGATATTCAAATCTTGTTATGAAATCCGACGGTTCATATCGTTTAATGGACCTTGTAACATTCTATCACCCAATAGGGAAAACAAATCCTTTGTATAGGTTCGATAGAGACGTTACAGTCGTTGCGAATATCGCTTATGATTTTATGAACGTTTTTCGCGATTCCGACGAATGGAAATCAATAATTATAGTTTCGGAATCGGACGTAACAACAAATCCGGCGGCACGTTCTTTAAAAGATGTCAAAGCGGCGGTTAATACAAGAATCGGTCTTCTGGGAATTGCGGGTTTGATTGCAAACTACGCAAACGCTCAAAAGAATACAGAGGTCGAAATCGATTCAAGCAACCCGAACCGAATCAATATTAACCCGAATTTTGAAATTACGGGCGTCGGTAGAATTTACGACATTACAAACTTTGTCGGATTCTATTTTGGCGACAAGGCAGCATAAAAATAAGTTGATTTATTGCTCGGCGTTTTAACGTCGAGCAAATGTCAGCCTACGCAAAAATCAAAAAGGAGAAAAACAAATGGGAAAAAATGGAGACGCCGTTTCTATTACTCTCAACGGGGTTAAATACGCAATCCCGAAAGATTGCGAACCTATGGTTATTGAGGGCGGCGAAACAATAACAGAAACTCAACAATTCGGCGACGGAACCGCAGAACCTTATGTTTCGATTGAAACTCCGAAAATCACCGGTTTAAAGGTTAAATTATCGGACGACAACCGAGACGCGTTCAATGCCGCTCGCAAGAATCCAAAAATTCCGGTCGTATATGAAACGCTCGGGGCAAGTTACGAAACGACGGGTTGTATTGTTGGAGCGGTCGAAACATCGACAACTAAAAATATTACAAATGAGTTCGAAATTCACGCTCTCGACGGAGGCGGAATCCGTAAATCGTAATAAAGGTTCAATTATTTAGTTATGTAGTTAAAAAGGGCGAGCGGGCGTTTGCTCTCTCACCCTTTTTTATATTTGGAGGACGAACAAATGGAAATTAGAAAAAAAATTGATAAAGAAACCGCGTTAAAAACGTTAGAAGAAATTAAAGAAAAGATATTGGGGCAAAATGTTCTTTCGATTCTCGAATCAGACAATGTTCAAGAAGAAATTAAAAGCGTTCGACCGGGAGAATACTTACTCGCGGCAACAATGGCGGGTTTTGTTTATTATGATGATGAGAAAAATTGTCTTGTTCAAGAGTTAATTAAACCGGTGCAATCCGGAGAACAAACCGCCGATAAATTCTATTATAAAAACCATTTATCGCTTGAGTTGATGAGAGAAGAACAAACCTCAAACGAAATCGCATTAACAATTAATGTAATCGCAAGATTAACAGGTAGGACAAAGCAAATCATCGGTAAAATTTACGGTCAAGATAGCCATATTATACAGGATATAGCCTCTTTTTTCTTTGCGTAACATATCCGGCGGCGGATTATTTCGCGGACGGATTGTTGCTTGAGGGTTGGGAGACCGTTTCCGGAGTTCGTAAACTTTCGGTTAATGACCTCTTTTTATATGGAATAAAAGCGGTTAAATATGCAAAACAAAGAGAACGACAATATAACAAATAAACGAGGTTAAACAATGAGTAAAGGTTTTTCGGTTTTTACCGCTTTTAAAGCAAAAGACGGATTGACGCCGGCTTTTAAATCTATGACAAAAGGTTCAAACGTTTTTACGAATAATCTTGTAAAAACAAAAGGACAATTAAAACAATTCGGTTCTTGCGTTCAACAAACATGCGGCAAAATAAACACCGTATTTAATGCGGCGATTGGATATTTTGCAATCGATACAGTAAAAGAAAAAATAAATTCGTTCATTGATTCCGCGTCAGATTTACAAGAAACTATCGGCAAAACGGGCGAAGTTTTCAAAGCAAATTCCGGAGATGTTGAAAATTGGGCGAAAACATCAATTAAAAGCATGGGACTTACGGAGCAAACCGCACTCGATACCGCGGCATTATACGGCGATATGGGAACCGGCATGGGAATGACAACCAAAAGAGCGTCCGAAATGGCGATGAGTTTAACTCAACTATCGGCGGATATGGCGTCATTTAAAAACGTTGAACAAGGTTTGGCGGCGAACGCTTTAAAAGGAATATTTACCGGCGAAACCGAGGCTCTTAAAAATATGGGCGTCGTTATGACAGAAACCGTTTTACAAGAGTACGCGAAAGCCGCCGGAATCCGTAAAAAAATGAAAGACATGACGCAAGCCGAAAAAATTGAGTTACGTTATCAATATGTAATGAAATCAACAAAGAACGCTCAAGGCGATTTCGTGCGTACGTTCGGGAACTATGCGAACCAAAAGAGAGTCGGGGAAGAATTAAAAAAACAAGCCGAAATTAACATCGGTAAAATTTTATTGCCGACTTGGAATAAATTTATGGTTCTTTTCAATACTTTTTTTACGAACAATCTCGATAAAATAACGACGAATTTTGAAAAGTTTTTCAATTATCTAAAAGGATTGTTTAAATCTTTTAGTCCGGTATTTGACGAACTTAAAAAGACGGTTCAAATATTCTCGAAAGATGTCGGACCGGCGGTTCTTGAACTTGCTCCGGCATTCGAAACCGTATTTAAAAATTTATTGATTCCGGCTCTTGTTGTTACAATCGGAGCGTTTAACAAACTTTTGACCGGAATAATGGCGGTTTGTAAATTTATTTCGGATTATTGGATTCCGATTGTTTCCGTTATGGCGGGCGTCGGTGGTATGTTGGCATTAAAACAAGCGTTCGACGTCGTGTCGGGGGCGATTGCTTGGTATAATACCGTTTTAATGGTTTCAACCGCTCAAGGAATCGCGGCATTATCCGGATTCGCAAAATTAAAATTTATGCTTACGAGTTACGTCGGCGTTATTTGGGCGTCAGTTAAAGCGATTGCCGCACAAACCGCGGCGTTATTGATGAACCCTTGGACGTTGGTTGCAATCGGTATCGCGGCAGTTGTCGCCGGAGCGATTCTTGTTTGGAAGAATTGGGACAAAATAACCGCCGCATTGAAAACGTTTTGGGCGAAATGCGTCGAAGTGTTCACCGCTTTTAAAACATTTTTCCAAAACAATTTCCTCGATATTCTTTTAATTGCGTTAGGACCTATTGGAATGATAATTGAGGGAATTATCAAAATCGGCGGAGCGATTCGAGGCGTTAAAAAGAACGCGGGCGGGGCAAACGTTCCGGCGGCAAACTCTCCGAGAATCAAGAATCCGTCTGCAAACTACAATCAAGGCAAAAACGGCAAGTTCTCCGGCTCAATCGATGTCGGAGTAACAATCGACAATAAAACCGCGTTCCCGGCTACAAATTCATTGAATTTAAGCGGCAACCATGGTTTAAATTTGAGTCCGTCTTATCCATAAAGGAGAATAATAAATGGTTGATTATATTTCTCAATCTCGCGGCGTTGTTACTTGGACGTCTCCAAAAGGCAAGGTTTTTAACTTAAAACTTGTTAAAGAGCCGGAATACACAAGAAAACACGTCGGAACCGTAAAAGAGAATCCAAAACCTAAAAAATCAAAAACAAAAAAAATAACAGATTCGAATGACACTTTTTCCGATTTAGGAATGGCGGGGCGTGATTGCACTCTTGATTTCCTTTTTATCGGTCAAAAGCACGACACAGAATCAAAGGCGTTTGAAACGGCGTTATGTGAAACGGGAAAATCTCGTTTGTTGTTTGATTTTGAGGACGAATTAACCGTTAATGTTCTCGACTTTACCGTCAAAAAGGGACTAATAACGAATGTAAATTCGACCGTTATTTCGGTCAATTTTCATGAAACATCAAAAACGACCTATCCAAAATCAAAAAAAAGCGGAGCGAAAGCGGTTAAACAATCAGTCGAAAAGACAAACACAATAACCGCTCAATCGCTCGCGGATTCAGTCGAAAACGTAAAGAATAACACCGGACGAATGCAAAAATTCATGGCGTCTTATTCTAAAATGTTGAACAACGTTTCGTCTGCATTATCGACGGCAAACAATATAAGTCTTAATTCAATTATGAGGGACATAATGGGGCAAAACGTTATGTCAAACGCTTTTACAATGACATCTCAACTACAAATCGTAATGTCAAAAGCGGCAAATTTAGCGATGAAAGTTCGAGGAGCGACGTCGGATTTTTCTTTGTCCTCTTTTATTAGTTCGGCAACAGGAACATCGTCAATTTTTGGACCTTGGCAGACGTTGATTGCGTCTCTTATGACCGCCTCAACTCCGACAGGTTCGACAAATTACCAAAAATCAGACATTGATAATATCTTGATTAACGATGTTACGGCGTCGTCGGCGATTGCCGCTATTGCCGGAAATCTTGTTGATTTAGATTTTGAAACAAGAAAAGACGCGGTCGAGGCTGCAAAAGATTTATCCGACCTTGAGGAAACTTGGACGGATTTTGTCGAGGATAAAATAAGCCAAATAACAGACTTAAACGATACGATAATCCGCGATTCGGGACTGAATGACGTTGTTTCGGACGCTTGCGGGGATATTATAAACAAATCTTACGAACTCAAGGTCGAAAAAACAATCATATTGAGCGAGGATAAAACCGTTATTGAACTCGCCATGGAAAACTACCCCGAAAAGTTCGAAGAAAATCCGGACGAAACAATAAGATATTTAATCACATCGAACAATTTGTCCGATGAAGAATTTTTCCTCTTGAAACGAGGCTCCGAGGTTAAAATCTATGTATAAAGAACTCAAAAAAGACAAATCGACATCATGGAACGATATTTCCCGCAGAGTTTACGGGACTCCGGACAAAGCGGGGGACCTCGAAAAAATGAACAATAACGTAACGTCGGGCGGCGTTCTTGCTCCTCAAGAGGAGGAGGAAAAAGAATCAACCGGCGAGGGTTTGAGACTCGAAAAAGGCGAAAAAGTTTTTACGGAGTTCCCGGAATATACTTTGATTGACAATCTCGGTTCAATTAAAGGGGCGGTTTTAATATTCAACGACGACGCGGAACACGATTTCAAATTCAACGAATCCGTTAAACTATACGACGATGAGGGTTTGTTTTTAAAAGGTTATGTCGCAAATATTCAACCTTGCATGGATAACCGGACAAAATGGATTCAAGTCGAGGTTAAATCCGACGCGGGCGTTTTGCTTGAAACTGATTTACCGTATCCGCTCGAATTTGTTAATTTGACCTTAAAACAAATCTTGACGAATATTGCCGGATATTTTGGAATCAAAATCGAATTTTCAGACGTTCCGGAACTCGACGAAATATTTAAAAACGAAATCGGAACATCGTTCACCGCCGGAATCAACGAAAAGACTTTCAATTTTATGTATCGACTTTGTCAATCAAAAGGTTTGTTATTGACCGATACCGGGGACGGCTTGTTCGTTGGGAAATTAGACACCGAAAAACAAGAAAAAATTAACTTCATTGAGAATGAGTGTCTCGGCGTTTTGAGTGTTAAATCTCGTTTTTATACGGACGGTCTCGCTCGATATTACGAGGTTAATTCTCAATATCCGAAAAGTATGTCCGCAACGGTAACGGTCCCATTTCCTCGTCCAATTACAAAGAGATTTAATTCGAACGATTACAACGCGGACAATTTGGCAGCGATAGCCGCTCAAATCGCTTGTAAGGAAATTGGAGAACATTTTAAAGTTTTTATAAACATAAACGAACAAAAAGAACTCAAAAGCGGCAATTTAACGATTGTTCAATGGGAATCGGCATATATAAACGAGGAAACCGAATTTATTATCGAATCAGTTATTAAAAAGGTTGATTATACACAAATAACCTTGACTCTGCCTTGTGCATATACGGGACAGATTCCGGAAAAATTGCCCCTTTGTTAATAATTTTGATTTACGCTTACGCAAAAATCAAGGGGAGGATAAATGTTGTTAAAAGCACAGATACTCGAGAGATTTATTTCGGGGGTTAATCGTTTTTTTAAAGTTAATTTATTTTCGAGACAAACAGTTCAACCCGTTCAATTCCATTCGGGCGGTGATGATTATAACCCGCCGGCAAATTGCGAGGGTTTATGCGGCACAATCGGCGACAATCCCGCAAATTCTGTTATTTTTTCTTGGCGTGATAATGTTCAAAGAAAATCGCGTCCGGGAGAGAAAAGAATTTACGCGGTCAATGCTGCAGACGGGACCGTTTGCGGTGAAGTTTATTTGAAAAATGACGGAAAAATTGAAATAAACGGTTCCGGAGAATTAAAAATGGTTATTAACGGGAATGTTTCTCTCATAACGCAAGGCGACGCGAATATTTCCGCCGCAAATGTAAATATTGCCGCCGGAGCGACAAGTCTCGGAGTCGGAGGACAACCAATCGCGAGGTTAAACGACGAAATAACGGTCGAAATAACCTCCGGAAGTTCCGCCGGAACGTATAAGGGGAAAATATCATCGGCGGGCGTTAATACGTCGATTTAGTGTATAAGGAGAAATTCATGGAATTTTTATTACAGGACAGAGGCGACGGCGGAGAATTTTCAACCACCGGAGATATTAAACAGGACGGGACATTTTACACCGCGGTTTATTTATCGTTATTCAATGGCGAATCCTTTTATAACGTTTATACAGAAAACAAAACATCGTCCAATTTTGAAAAATTATTAGCCTTGCCGGTAACAATACCGAACTTGAAACAAGTCGAAAAAGAGGCTCAAAACGCTTTAAAATGGTTGATTGACAACGGTATCGCACAAGAAACGAGCGTTTTTGCTTATGGAACAATCGACGAAAAAATAAATGTTGAAATTACAATCACGCAACCGAGCGGCGATGATTGCAAATTCTCGATAACTTGGAATAACGAAAAAATCGCTTTGAGGGAGATTTAAAAAATGGCGAATTTTGAAACAAAAACAATAAAACAAATTTATGACGGAATCATCGCAAAATATACGACACTCCGTAATAAATACGGCGACACCGCTCCATTATTGGAAAAAGCGGCGGTCCGCTCGATTGCTTACGCATTCGCGGGCGTTGCGGGGACTTTGTGGCAACTTTCAACATGGATTTATAAACAATGTTTCCCGCAAACAGCAGAACTCGATAATTTAAAATATTGGGGAAATCTTGTTGGCGTTGATTATAAGAACGGCGAAACGGCGAGTTTAAAAATTATATTATCGAATGTAACGGCTTCAGCATTACCTGCAGGCACAATTTACAAACATTTAAAATCCGGATTGATTTTCAAGACGATTTCTGCCGTAAACGCCGAGGACGGAACAATCATCGCGACGGCACAATGTACGACATCGGGAGAAGTTGGGAATCTTACTCCGGGAGAAGAATTGAACATCGCGAACCCTTACGACGGAATCCCCTCAACTGCGACAATTCAAGACATCGCGGTAAAAGGTACAGAGGACGAAAAAACCGAAGATTATCGGAAACGTGTTCTTTATAAGTTTCGCTCTCGTTCTCAAGGAGGAGCGGCTCTCGATTATTATAATTGGTGCTTGGAAGTACCGGGAATAGTTGACGCTTTGCCCTATGTTATTAATGAGGGCGAAGTCGATATATATTTAATAGGACAAGGGAGCGGAAACAAAAGAACGCCAACAGGAAACATCACGCCAAACCCTTTTCCAATGTGGCGAAACGGAACGTTTGAAGATTATACCGGACAAGGATTATTTTTAAATGTTGCAAACTCTATTGAAGGTAGCGAGCCGGGATTACATGATAGACGTCCGATGTGTGCAAAAGTAAAACTTTTGCCGCCTATTTACAAAGGTTATTCGATTGAAATCACCGGTTTAACATCAAACGTTTATAATGAACAAGTGAAAAACGCTATTATTGCGAATTTGGATTTAAAAAGACCACATATAAAAGTTTTGAGTTACGGCGTATCTCGAGCAAAAATAAACGCTTTATCGCTGGCTGCCGATGTTTCATCAGTAATAGGCGATGAAACATTTACAGGCTTTACTCTAAAAAACCCCATAAATGAAACGGTTACAGAGGAAATTTTGGGCGTTGGGTGTTTGCCGTTTTTGGCAAATTTAAAAATAAACGGTTCGGTCATACCATTACCTTAAAATAAAAGGAGAATAAAACATGGCAAATAAAAAGGACGATAAAATCGTCAAATTGGAGAAAAAGCAAACAAAAAAAGCCGTTCAAGATTTCGGCGGATTTATTTCAAAAATAAAATTCAAAAAAGAAGTTCCGGAGATAAAATACAAATCAAACGGGAGAAAATCGTCGAAAGATACAACGGTCAAAGGACGAGAACGTCCGTTGGATTCTTTTTTGGAGGCTATGCAAGAGTTAAAAGAATATTTTGTCGAAGTTTGCGAAATCGAAAACAAAATGAAAAATACAGTTATTACGGGCGTTTCTTTTTCGGAAAAAGGCGTTGTAATAACCGGACAATATGAACTTTTGAACAACAAACAAAAAATTCAAATGCCGTTAAATACGCCTCTTATTCGATACGAGGCACAAAAAGGATTGAAAGTCCCCCAAGAGGTCGAAGAACTCCTCGAAAAACTAAAATTTGAGGCGATTCAATATATTAACGGAGAATATGCCGAAAAACAAATCTCATTTCTTGAGGAGGCGAAATAATGAAAAACAAAAATGTTGAAATTTCGTTTAAAAAACTTCTTGGAAATGGGCGGGCGTGGAATTGTCCGACAGGATTCACCGCAGAATTATTAAATATTCTTGTTTCGCCGTTAAGTGAAGTCTTTGAACATTTAAAACAAATGAAATTTGTTCATTTTGTTTCTATAACGCAAAACGAAAACAACATAATAAATAACGAAGATTTGTTCGGTATTCAGCCGAAAGAAAATTTAGAAGAACGTGCCGAAGATGTTGAACTGGCGTGGCAAATGTTGACAGGTAATTCAAATTACAAGACTCTTGAAAATTATTTACAAAGAGCCGGATTTGAAGTTTATATTTACGAAAACACAAGCGGCGGCAAGCCGAACTTAGGACAAGGTTTTCAATACTACGGCGTACAATACAACGGCGAAATCGAAAGTAAGCCTGCTCAATATGGCGGGCATAGCGGGCGAGTTATCGGAAACGGTTTTCTTGATATCGAGGGAAAAATTCTCGACCCCGTAAATATTGTAAATGGCAAGCATACAATTTACATTAAAGGTTATTTTGACCCGACCGACAAAGAATGGGAGAGAATTGTAGAAATTACGTTAAAATTCAAACCCGCTCACGTTGTCGCAGTTTGTCAAATTGTTGAAAGAAAAAAAGCCGACAATGGTTATCCCGATACAGTTGATTTTGTTGACAGAATTGACGGTGGCTATCCCGATACAACATTTTTCGAAGAGAAATTGAACAAATACAGAGAGGAATAAAAAATGCGAGCAATGAATGTATATGAAAATTCGAAAGCGGCGTCAAGCGATTTGCCTTTTGGCTGTTTTTCGAATGAAAGTAATGCAGGTGTAAACGACGGGACGGAAATTGTCGCCGAACACATGCAAGATTTGTTTTACTCATTATATCAAGTTTTACAGTTAGCCGGCGTTCAACCGAACGGTTCGCTCGAAAACGGAAACCAACAAAAACAATTTTTGTCGGCGTTGTCAAATATCGCTCCGTTGATATACAACTCAACAACAACATACAACGCAAATGTTCTCACGCTTCAAATGAGCAACAACGAAATCAACGTCTATAAATCATTAAAACCAAACAACAAAGCCGTTCTTACTAATTCGACGGCGTGGTTATTATTGGCGAAAATTTCGTCTGCAGGAGTTTTTGGAAATATGAAATTGAGTTCGCCGGTTTTATCCGGTACGCCAACCGCTCCAACCGCCGCAAATGGAACATCAAACGGGCAAATTGCGACAACGGAATTTGTCAAAAACGCTTTTAGAAATTTTTTAAAAATTACATACGGCAAAAGCACAAATGGGACGACAATTTCGCCGCCGTCAGGTTTTACAATGGCGGGTTTATTGGCGTTTATTCCGGCAATTTCTGACATTTATTATTCGGGCGACGTTAACGGGGACGACCACTCACATTGTAATTATGAAATTTTGTCAGATTGCATAAGATTGACGGTTTACACGTCCGAGCAACGTGCGGCAACATACGCTAATTGGATTGCAATTTGGGCGAAAGTATAAGGAGGTAAAATGGCAACTTTAATTCAATTAAGAAGAGGGACTTATGCCCATTTTTGCAAAACAAATCCAGTTTTAGCCGAGGGCGAAGCGGCTTATGCTTACGACATACAAATGCTTAAAATCGGCGACGGTTCAACAGTTTATACAGCTTTAAGACCAACATACGCTAACGGCAAGATTGAAATTTTATCTTTGTCACAGAACGCTTGGGAGGGTGAAACCGCACCATACAAACAAAGAGTCGAGGTTGATAATATGTTTGAATTTTTTAATCCAAACGTAGGATTGAATCCGTCCACCTCTTATGATGTGGCATTAGTTGAGGTTCAAGAATATTCAAAATTATACAAAGGCGTTTCGGGTGAGGGGTATATTGATTTCTACGCAACCGAAAAACCGAAATGTAATTTAAGTTTAACAATAAAAAGGCTTTAAGGAGGTTTTAATAAAATGGGAAATGTTTTCTTTTCGGGAGCGGGAACGGGTGTTGTTTCTGTTTTATCCGGCATTCCGACATCAATATGCACAAATCTTTCGGAAGTTCGTAACGGAACAAAAGTTACTTTGAAATGGAAAGACCCCGAAGATACTATTATTGACGAAAAAGTTTTGGCAACGTGGAGTCATACGGTTATTGTAAGAAAAAAGGGTGGTTATCCGCAACACGAAAGCGACGGGACTGTTCTTTTTACAAACACGATTCGCAATGCTTACAGTTTAATGGGTTTCGAGGATACAATCCCGGACGAAACCGAAAAATATTATTACAGGGCGTTCCCTATTTCGGTTAATGGCGTTGTAAACCTTGACCCTTTAAATTGTTTCGGCGTTGAAATGTATTCATTTATTATCGACCCGAACGATAGCAACCCGAACACTTGCGTTTCATACTTAGGAACAAACGCAAATTACACTCCGGCTTTTTTCGATTTTTCGGCAGGCTCGTTCAATTACGGTTCTTGGGCTAACGCTTTCTTTATGAAGTTGTTTAAACCTTGCATGCTTAAATATGACGGCACAGTTGATTATTATTTGAATCCGAATGATTACACAAAAAAAGAAAACGGAGAAAATTCGGACATTGCAAATTCTGATTATCAAGGAAACGGAATGGTCGAAATCGGGCAAATTTGGGTTTCCGATAAGGTTTATAACGGTAAACACTTAATCCGAATTGCAAACGGTAAAATCTCAAACGATTTCGATTGTTACACTCACACGAAAAAAGACGGAACTTTGGCGAAATATATTTATCGTGCTTTATATGACGGTTCGCTTGTTGACGGGAAAATTCGTTCAATTTCCGGCTTGCCGGTTTGTAACAATCAAACTGGTAACAATCAAATTGCATACGCAAAAGCCAATGGGGTGGGTTGGAATATTGACGAATATTCAGTAAGACGTTTAATAAATTACTTGCTTGTTTTGATTTCAAAATCTTTAAACACGCAATCAAAATTCGGCAACGGCAATATGAACGGTTATGTCAACAATAGCAACGTGGGACAAGTTTTATCCGGCACGTTGAACGACAAAGGTATGTTTTACGGTTATAATTCCAACAAATCAGCCGTTAAAGTTTTCCACATTGAAAACTGGTGGGGAAATATTTGGAAATTGACAAACGGTTTATTCGCAAATTACGGCAAAATGCTTTATAAAATGTGCGAGGGAACTTGGGACGGCTCAACCGTTGAAGAATACAATACAAACGGTAATGGTTACATTGATTCGGGAATTAAAATTAGCGGTAATTCCGGCGGGTGTATTTCTAAAATGACACTCATTCCGGGGCTTGGTTTAGTTCCGACCGAGGTTAAAGGTTCAAATTCGACTTATTATTGTGACGGTGGTTATTTTAATTTGAATGCGTCGCCGTTATTCGCTCGTTTCGGTGCTTTTTCGATCTATGGTTTGTACTGCGGTGCGTTTGCTTGCAATGTCGGCGGCTACCTTTCGGTTTCGGCTTGGACCTTTGGCGTTTCGCTCTCTTTTAAATCAACCTCTTAGGGGGGGACGACGGGGGAACGCCCCCGTCAAATGATTTGTTAAATATTTTAGGGTTATGGTTTACGCCGTTATTCGCTCGTTTCGGTGCTAATTCGAACAATGGTTTGAACTGCGGTGCGTTTGCTTGCAATGTCAACAACTACCTTTCGAATTCGAATTGGAACTATGGCGTTTCGCTCTATTACTAACAAAAAATCTTATAATGTAAACCATAATCCCCGCCCCTTGGCGAAAATTAGCCGAACAAGAGGTGCGGAGTAGTAAATTTATTTTGAAACCCCGCAAGGCTATTAGTAAGAGAAAATATGAAAACATATAAAAACCTCTTTTCGAAAATGTTTGAAGATGAGATTATCGACGAATCTTTCAGAATTGGCGTAAAAAGAAAACGTAAACGTAAAGATGTTCAAAAGATTATTAAAAACTATGAGCAAGCAAAAGAAGATTTAACAAAAATTATAAAAATGATTGCAAGCGGTGAATTAGAACCGTATGTTCATAAAGCGACCGAAATAAACGACGGTTTTAAACTTAAAAAGAGAATTATTTTACAACCTTATTTTTCGAAACAAAAACCCGAACAATGGATTCAACATATTGTTGTTCAAATTTTGAAACCGATATTTTCAAAGGGAATGTATGAATTTTCTTGTGGTTCTGTTCCGGGGCGTGGTGTTCATTACGGTAAAAAATATCTTGAAAAATACATCAAAAATCACCCCAAAGGGACACGCTACGTTTTAAAAGCCGACATACATCATTTTTACGAAAATATAAATACCAATTTGATTAAAAAGAGATTAAAAGAAATTATAAAAGATGAAAAATTTTTGAAAGTAGTTTATTTTGTTCTCGATTCAAATTCTGGAATCAAAAAGGACGGCGAAATTTATCGTCCGGGTTTGCCGATTGGATTCTATACGAGTCAATGGTTCGCCAACTGGTTTTTACAACCGTTCGACCATTTTGTTAAAGAAGAACTTCGAGCGGCATTTTATATGCGTTATATGGATGACATCGTTATTTTTGGGAAAAATAAACGAGAACTTCACAAAGCATTAAAACGAATCAAAGAATTTCTAAAAAATAATGATTTGGTATTGAAAGAGAATTGGCAAATTTACCCGTTCGATTATCTTGACAAAAACGGCATACGGCAAGGGCGTTTTATTGATTTTATGGGGTTCAAATTTTATCGGGACAAAACAACTATTCGAAAAAGCATTTTTATTCGAGCGTGTCGTTTGGCTCGAAGAATGAACAAAAAACCCGAAATAAATTGGTATGATTCTTGTCGGTTATTGTCTTATTACGGGTGGTTTTTGTCGTCAAACGCTTTTAATGCTTATCAAAAATATATTAAATCCGAAGTCAATATTGAAGTTTGTAAAAAATTAGTAAGTAAACATACAAGGAGAATAAACAATGGAAATTGAATTTTATATTTCAGAATCAACAATAAAGCCGTTGGAAGTTGATGTAAATTCATCGCCGCATGGTGTTTATGTTCGCAGAAATGTCAAAGAGATTGAAAAAAACGACGGAACAGACGGCGAAAAAATAAGGGTTTATCGTTATCAAGAGGCGTTTTTGACAAAATCCGAATACGAGCAATATTCAAGAGAAATTCTTGTCGGTCAAATTGACGGAGAATCCAATTCGGAAGAATACGAACGCTATAAAAAGAAACTCGACACAGGCGTTCTTTATACAAATGGGTTCAAGTATAAGCCGAAATATATTGACGATTACAAAAAAATTATGTCAGACATAAAAACGGCGGTTGATTTAATTAAAGATATGGGCGGCGAAGCAAAAGAAATATTGTCGCAAAAATTTGCGATTTATGACGAAACGGGCAAAAGCGAAAATATGGTTATGATGTCGGGAATAGAGGTTATAAACCTCTATTTCTTTTTATATGCAAAAAAAGAACAGTATTTCGCAGAATACAAACTCGAAAAAGAGTTGGGGAAATAAGATTCGATGTTGATTGCGGAGAGGTCCGCAACAATTCGAGGTTATTAAGGGGCGGCGAGAACGTCGTCGCCTCTTTTTAGCCGAAAAAGGGAGAAATAATGAAAGATTTAAAGGCTGCGGAAATAGTTTTCGACGCGATGAAACAAGATTCCAATATTGAACGAATTGAGGCGAATCCGCCCGAATGTTTTTGTCCGATATGCAAATCGGCAAATATTGAGATTGCTCAAACATTCGAGGACGCCTCCGGGAGAACATTTTTTGAATTGAGATGTTCGGATTGCGATTCAAGGTTCGTTCTCTTAGAGGATTTAATAAATTCGATTCGTCGGAACATCGAAAACGCGAAAATTACGGAGGAGAAATTAACCTCCGAAATGGAAAAATTTTTGGAGGTGGATTTATGAACTTGAAAAAAATTTACGTCAAAATCGACGATAAACGCGAAAGAATCGAGGATTTTATCGCGGATAAGATTTTCAAAAAACTTGATGAAAACGACAATCTCGACACGTTGCAAGAGAAAGTTATTCTTGTTGCATTCGAGGCGGCAGACGCCTATTTAATGACGTACGGCGTCCCGACTTTGCCGGAAAACGTTAAACAAACAATCGCGAAAGGCATTGTTAAGGGTTTCGGAAAAGCGAATCGCAAGATTCAAAAACAGTTAAATAAAAAATCGGATAAATATAAAAAGAGACATGGGGAGGAATGATGATTGATTTTGACGCATTAGACAAGAGTAAAACATATTTAGCGGTCCAATACGGAGAGGGATTTATTTCAAAGAAAATTCGTAAATACTCGAAACAATACGCCCCGAACTCAAAAAAGATTCCGACGCACGTTCTCGCGTTGGTTTTTGAAGAGGGAACTTGGTTTATATACGAATCTCACGCGAGGGCATTAAAAGAGTTTGCAATCGCGGCGGGCGTTCGACGTTTTCCGGTTGATGAATGGAAAATCGTCGAAAAAGACACTCAAGAACAATTCGTGGCGTACGAACTCGAAATCGACAAAGAAGAATTAAAAAAACATATCGGAGAACCTTATTCGGTCGGAGATATTCGTTCTTTGTTTTTTGCGGCTCTTTTCCATAACAACGGAAAGCAAAAGGACCGCAACGGGTTAATTTGTTCGGAATATATGGCGTTATGCTATCCGAAAATATGCGAGTTTTACGGCTTGCCGGCTTGGTGCATAACCCCGGCTCATTTTCAAGGCTATATCGAAAAGGTTTTGGAGGTGGCTTGATGAGTTGGGAATTAATATTGTCTCTTACCGTTAATATTGTTGCGATTGCTTTTTTCGCCGGGACATTAAAAGCAACTCAAGAACATCAAGAAAAGATTATTTCTCTTTTGAGAGAGGAGTTCTCGGAGCATTTCAAGAGGTTAGAGAATAAACAAGACAAACACAATTCGGTTATCGAAAGACAAATCCGACTCGAGGGAAAAGTCGAAACAATGGACGAAAAAATCAGAGTTGCAAATCATCGAATAGAGGACCTCGAAAAAGTTTAATTAAGGAGAAAAAATGAAAACATCGGAAAAAATCAGAAATTTTATAAAAAATCAAGAGGGATTAAGGTTAAATGCTTATTTATGTCCCTCGAGAGTGTGGACGATAGGTTGGGGGCATACCGGAGCCGAAGTTGTTAAAGGATTAGTAATCACAAAAGAACAAGCGGAATCGTATTTCCGAAACGACATTACAATCCACGAAAACAACGTTTCAAGGCTTGTAAAAGTCCCATTAACTCAAAACCAATTCGACGCCCTCGTTTCATTCGAATATAACGCGGGTTATGGTAATTTCTCAAGTTCAACGCTTTTAAAACTCTTGAATCAAAAGAAATATAACGAGGCGGCAGCACAGTTCACAAGGTGGGTATATTCCAAAGTCAAACAACCGGACGGAACATATAAAATGGTTGCTTTACCGGGACTTGTTAAACGCCGCAACTATGAAAAAGGATTCTTTCTTTCTTAAACTCCTATATATACACACATGACAACATTCGTCCTCCGAATGAACTGCCGAGGATTCCTCGGAAGTTGCAGAGAACCCGAATCGGATTCGTCCGGCTCGGGTTTTTTGTTATTTAAACCTTTTTGTTGATATTAACAAAATGGTTTCAACTCTCCGGAATTTCCGGAAAGTTGGACGGCGTGGGACAATAATTGTTCCGGAAACGTTCTCAATAAGATGTAAAACCGCATAAATAAAGGGTTTTTTATATTATCAAACAAGTTTTTTGAAAGTTGGACGATATGGGACAAAAATTGTAATGTGCAAAAATTGCACATTAGGGAAAATAAAAACATTAAATCTCCGCTTATCAGAATCAATTTTGAGAGGAGTTTTATATATTCGAGGATAAGTTTATAATGAAATAATGTTTTCGTTAATTTATTAACGATTTAAACGCGAGAAAATTTTATACAAAAAGGAACCCGAATCGGATTTACTCCGGTCCGGGTTTTTTATTATCTATCTCCGCCCAATAAGTCGCCGAAAATTCGGCTATTTTAACAAATAAATATTGTTTATCGCTTGTCGCTTTATAAGGTATTTATAAACCTCCCTCGCCGCCTCGGACATCATGTTCAAATCTCCGGTAATTTTAAAACCATTTCGGGGGATTTTCAATTCGAGGTCAAATTTTTTCGAATAAAATCGTTCAAGTATTATTTTGGCGTAAAATTCAAAATCAGTAGTCGAAATTTTTTCTTGACAAATATCAATTAAGATTTTATTTTTCTTTGTCATTCTGTCTCCGTTCCGATTAAGCCGGAAATATTTAATCTCCCGATTCTTTGTCCGGGAATTGATGTTATAAAATTGTAAAAGTTCAAATTAACAATTTGTTGAAATTCTTGTTTTGAAATTTCTTTGGAATACCTAAACAATTCTATTATCTTTTTTCTTGAGATATAAGTCGCAAACCCGAAACCGTATGTTCCGGCGTGTTCGCTTGTAATAGCATAATTTGGGTTTATTATTGCAACAACCCCGCCCGAGTTGATTCGTCCAAAATACGGATAATTTATTTTATACATCAAACCTCCGTTAATAATTCGTTCAATCTTTTTATTGCGATGTTTCGACCGCGTAACATACACGTTCTGCCTTGATTCGTTATTTTATCAAAACACATATCGACAATTTTTCCGTTGGTTGAACAATGACTCCCGCAAGGTAAATCGTCGCTCCGATTTAGTATCTCAAGAATGTTTTTAATTTTTGTTTTTAATTCGTCTTTATTCATTGTTTATCCTCCGTTGGTTGCTTTATTCGTTCGTAAATTTCAAGAGCCTTGTATATGAATTTTGCTCGCCTTGTATCGTTTTCTGCTGGCAATTTGTATAATTTCAAAAACTCTTTATCGTCGAACCGAATAACATTGTTTTTCTTTTTTCTCGGCATTATTCCTCCGTCTGTTTTTCTTGAATAACCTTGTCAATGACCGCATGGCGTTCGCGGTAACGTTCAAGAACGTTCAATATATACGCTTTTTCTTTCGGAGTTACCGACAGATTTAAACGTTCCGTCTTGTCGGTTCGAACTCCTCGAGGGCGTCCGGAGTTCTTTCGAGGACCTCCTCTCGGATAAAGTTCGGAATAATAATCGACAAACCTCTCATCAATCTCGCTCCACGCCTTTATTAACTCTTTGCGGCGTCCCTTGAAATAAACGTTTGATTCGTTTAAATCCTCGATGATTGTTTTTTTCTGTTCGAATCTTTCCGCCTCTGTTGGGTACATGGATTTTAAAATATAACAAGTTTTGACTACGGCTCGATGTACGCAAAAATGTATTCGAATATGATATTCGTTGTCGTATTCTTCAATTTTCATTCTTGATCCTCGTCTTGCAACATAAATTCCGCCCATTCTTTAAATTGTTTTTTCTTGCAATCGTTACAATAAAAATAATCCGTTTCGACCAAACATTTAATATTATCCGCGTCAATCTCGCTTTTATAATTCGATTCGGTTAATTTGACGCCGCAACGCGGACACTTGCCGGAATTAACAATAACCCAAAATTTCTCCCCGTCGTTTTGGATTATGCTTTTTAAATATTTCCACGTTGTTTTCTCCTCGGTGAATCCGTCCGTAATATATAATCCGTTGTCGTCCTCCCATAACCAATAAATCGTCAAGACGCCGCCAATATGAGAGATGTAAAATTCGCCGTAACTTTGAATCAAAACAAAATCTTTTTTCTTGAGGTCTCGAAATTTCATGCGTCCTCCCCGATTATTTTTCCCGCAAAATCAGTTATTGGACTGTCAAAAACTTTCAAAAATTCACAAGACATCAAAGTTTCTCTAGTCTTTAACTCAAATAATTCTTTGTTGAAAACATACTTTGATATTTTGAAATCTTTTAGAAAGGTTCCGCCCTCGCCGTTTTTTTTAATTGTGTATTTAAACTCCGTATAACCCGCGAATATGCGTAATATTTCCCATGTTTCGCCGAGTTTCATTTCCGCAAGCGGGATTTCATTTTCCCAGCATTTTCTTCTTACCATTGATAAATCAGCCGGAGAAGTTTCCACCTCTCGCCAAAAATCTATTTTGTTAAGCATTTGTCCTCCAATAAGTTCGAGTCTTTATAAAATTGTTCGAGTTCTTTCGACAAATCCATTTCCGCGACACAATCTCCGGCATTGTACCATTCGAACGCCTTATTAAATTTTTTGCAAGCATTATCGAATAATGATTCGTCCACTCTTTCATCTAAACCGCCGTCGTCATACGAACAATAGTCGAAGTTGTCCTCGAGGTGGCATTCAACAAGATTCAAAATCAATTTTCCCGTTAAAACAAATTTTGATTTTTTGAAAACTTTTATATGCTTTGCCTTGTTGATTCTTTTTTCTTGTTCGTCCTCTTTGACGTCATTTTCATAAAAGAAATATTCGACGTCGTCCGTTACTCTTTCGTCGTTTAGTTCGAAACAATATTCGTCCTTGCGATTCATTTTGTTAAAACGCTTTAAAGAAATTGTTTCGAGTTCGTTTTCTTTTTGTTTTCCTTTTATTTCTGATAAATCAACAACCATTCGTCGCCCTCCTTTTGGCTTTGTTAATTTCGTTATAGGTTAAATAAAGTTTTTCTCCGGATTCTGTTTCAACAATGACGCCCGCGTCGTCTTTGTTTTGTTTGAACAAACATCGGTCCCAATAACCGATTAAGGTTAAATCCTTGATGTTATGTCCGCGAATGTATATCTCGGGAGATTCTGTTTTCAT